CCGCCCGTGGTCTTCCAACTCCCGATCCGGTCCTTTCGCAGCCTCACACCGCTGGGCTAGGTCTGCGCGGGTCATACCCCCATCTCCCTACCGCGACGGATGGCGGATTTGACAAGATCGACAAGGTTGTTCGCAGCCGGATCATAATCCCATGCTTCCACCATGCGCTCAGCCTCGGCGCGGATGGGATCGACGCACAGGTGAGGCTCCCAGCGCTCGATGTCGCGGGCGTGGGCTAGGATGGCTTTGAACGACGTGGTGTAGGGGGGCAGTTTTTTATAGTATTCGTGACCCACACCAGCCCGCTCGCACGCCAGCTTGATTGCGATTTCGGAGGGGGTTTTTGAGGTAATAGTCATAACTGACCTTTCTGTTTGTCAAAATTTAATTTTGGTTTCTACAAAACGGGCCGTAGCTCTTCTGATAGTAGGTCCGCTCTTCTTTGGCAGCACGGTCAAGATTGCTGGAATGGACGCCATTGGCGCTGATAATGGAGACAGGCCCTTCTTCTTTGGTTCGAGCTTTTTGAGGACCAGATTCCTGATCCTGATACTTTCCCACGTAAAAGGCGTTTTCTTGGATGGTCTCAAAAATGACCTGACAAATGCCAGAACCAGCAGGGATGAATAGATTGTCCATCCCATGATAGAGCAGTTCGATTGTGAGAAACCCCCGCCAACCGGGTTCGATGTTGGTGGTCATGGAAGCATCCAGACCCTGCCTTGCCCATGTAGACTTGTTCAAGACACGTCCCATAAGGAACGCGGGCATATTGAACTCTTCCATACTGGAACCAAGGGCAAGGATACCATTCTCGTGTTTCACATTACCGTCAGGTAGGGTGATCTGCACCATAGGATGCAGCTCTTTGTTGTGTTTGCCGGTGAAATAAACATCTTCGGCTATGCGAATGTCGTAACCGCACTCGGTCAGTCCGTAGCTGGTCAGATCACCCTGCACCTTTTCGCTGAGCATATCTTTGATAGGGGCAGCACGAAGCAGCCCAGTGCGATTGACAATCATATCATGCCTTTATGTTGATCCGTTCCCCAAAGGGGATTGGCGTTTCTTTGTTGTCGATGGCCACCCAGATGGTGGGCACTTGTTGCCCGTAAGGCAAAGGCTCCATGGGAGCACAATAAAGATCGGAAAAGATGATGGCAGCCGTGGGCTTAAGCTCAATCATATGGTTTCGCACTTCGACTAGACTGGTGCCACCGCGCCCGATGACGACCACTTCCTCAAAGGGATCGCCCGTCCTGAAGACGTACTCCTTTTGAATGATTGTATCGAACAACACGAGAGTGAGCTTCTTTGGTTCAAGGACATCCCAAATGTACTTCACTTCGGAATTGAAGCGGATGACCTGAGCATCAGTGATCGAACCAGACACATCGAGATAGTAGATCAGGTGATCCAACTTCCCTTCATCCTCAAATCTGCTGGGTAGATAGATGATGTCAAGCATTCTTCGGTTGGGCCTCGACCACTGGTAATCCTCTTCGATCAGATCGAAGAAGAACTTGTGGAGCTTGGCCTCCCACGGGATTACTGGAGTTAAGAATTGCTTGAGTGTCTGCTGAACCTCTCCGGGAATATCTCCCGGCATACCAGCCAGCTTGGCTTGATGGGTAGCCGCTACGACGCCGTTAAGAACATCAGCGGCGGTCATTTTCTGATCGCCTAGACTATCCAACATGTCTCCGATAACATCATCACCACCATCACATGAGGGCGGTTCACCGGACCAAGCATCTCCGAGGAGCTTGAGTAAAGCCTCTAGCTCCTCGTTTCGCAAGGCCATAAGAGCATCATAGATGTCTTCTTCGCTGGCCCGACCACCGGCATCATACCGGTGGTCAAGCCACGGCTTGGTCCCAGCGAATGAGTATCCTTCATTGTGAAGGTCGTTGTTGATTCGAATATCGCAAGCGAAGTTCCAGACTTTAGGGTCACGGTCGCCACAGCGAAGCATGTGTAGACGGGCATTATGCCACAGCTCATGCATAAGCACTGTCCGTCTTACTTCTGGATCTAGCTTGAGGAACCAGCGAGGGTTCCAGTAGAATGTGATACCGTCCGTGGCAGCAGTCGGAAAGTCTTCAGTCCAAACAAACTGAAGATAGGACATTAGAGGCCCAAAGAAAGCAGCACCACGGTTCATGAAAACTTGAGACTTCGTGATGTCAAGGAGCCGGGTCATCTCCTGAAGGTTAAAGTCAAAATCTGACGAAGGAGTGGGAGCTTTCTTCACGGGGTCGCTTCCTGTGCATGTCGTTGGGGGAAAGTACCATTGTGTGACCACACTTGGTACAGTAGGGGTAGATTACCCCCTCTTCCTGATCCAAGTCCCATTTATGTGACTTGCAGGGATTTCTGAGAGGATGCCCATTGACTGAAATAGCCTTTCGAGTGAGCATCCCCTCAGCACGGTAATCTGCCTTAGACCAGTCTATTATTGACCGACTGTGGCGATCTTCCATGAGCGGCTTTCTCAGCTTTTGATGGTGCCTGTCGCTGCGTTAGGGTTGAGGTAGCGTTGCAGGTCAATCATTGCCTTGGCAAATGCCGGGTGCTCTTGAAGTTCCGGGTGCTGGACCAGCGTGCCACGGAAAAACAGAATGCGGAAATCAAGAGCGAACCTGTTGGCGTACTTGGCGAATGCCCCGTAGTTTTTTTCGTCTACCATCTCCATGAGGTGAGCAATATTTGCCCATTGCTGGGCATTGTCGCTGGCAATGGGACAGTTTTCCGGGTCAGCCAGCACGTCCTTGTAATTAATGAGGCTCTGGAACACGGCAGTGAACTGCACGAAGTCTACAGCCACACCGGACGTGATGGTGCCAGCATAGGTGCTGGTTTCGCCAATAGGAATCGCTCCCGGTGTTTCGAGCTGGACGTAGTTGTTCACGAACTCCCACGTCCGGGGACAACAAAACGTATCTTCGTTGTGGTCAGCCCGGAAGTCGAACAAACGGCTCTTGTAGCGGTTCAGGTAAGCAATGACCCGTATGTCGTAGTTTTGCTTCAAAGCAACGTCTTCCAGCCATTCCGTATGGTCATGGACCAACGTGAAGTGACACAGACGGCTTTGCATCGCAGTGCTCATAGCATTAACGATGGCTCGGTCAGTCGAAAGATTGCCAGCAGCCCCTACTAGCACACGTTCATGCAGGGGCATCTGACCCACATAGCGATCAAGAATAAGCTTGTACGCGGCTGCCTGCACGGATTTGGGAGCACTGTTCAACTCATCCAAAAACAAGAGCCAACCTTGAAAGCCTTCAGGCAGTGACTGACCTTCAATTGGAAAGATGTCGAACGGTGCAAAGCGAGCACGACGATTTCCGTCTGCATCGGCGTAAAACTCAGGTAAACCAGAAAGATCTTCCGGCGCCGAAGTGCTCAGTCGGTGGTCAATCAACTTGATGCCCAACTTTTTTGCCGTTTGGCGAAAGATGCTTGACTTACCGATGCCGGGAGATCCTTTTACCATAGGCACATTGCCAGCATAGAAAGTTTTTTCCAGCTTTGCGGCAAGCTGCCGAGGTGTAACGGTGTAGAGGTTGTCTACACTTACTGCTGCTTGGTCCGTCATCGTACTGTTTCCTGCTCAGTGCGGGGCGGTAGATACGCCTCATAGGGGTTGTCTTCAGGGCAGAGATGCCCGACGGGGGTCATGAGGAATCCGTCTTGATCTCGATTAACGAGAGTCAGTACGGATCGAGGCTGCATTGTCTTGGCGTCGAGACAAGCCATAAGAGCCAGATCGCCATGCTGAGCAGCCAACTTCAGGCTTTCAAACCAGTGCTTGTGGTGCTTGGGTAGTTTGCCGACAGGATCCGGCAAGCCAGTGCTTTCAGGCACTTGACCGTTTAGGGCTTCGTTGAGCCGGAACCAGATACCAGCACCCATCTCAACTATAGTGGTGCCATCCTTATCCTTGGTTCCACGCATCAGCATGTCAGTGCGGATCGCCTCCAAAATCTGAAGAAGATCTCTATTTTCTTTGCGAAGATTGGACATAAAAGGTTCTCTAAAATAAAAAAACGCCCAAAGCAGAAGCTTTGAGCGTTAATTTTGGGAGGGGGTTTGATGGCTTATCGATATTGAGGCAGTGTAGCTCTTTCTCGGAGATACAGGTTGAGTGTGGTTCTTGTCACACACAACCTGCCCATTATCTCTTCTTTGCTCAGACCTTCATCAAAAAACCATCGACGAGCGTTCTCACGTTTGGCTGTACGACGTGCCATGGCACGGGCTGTTGCAGTTGTGTAGCCGTTGTGTCTGCTTCGCATGGACAAGTCCTTTAAACGGGTTGATGGCCTGAGACCATATCGCTGCATTGAAAGCGTAGGGGGTCTCAGGACGCACCGTAATCCCCGATCCGACCTTGGAGTGTTTCAACCGACGTTCTGTTGTCGGCGTTTCTATTCCGCTGGTGCGTCGTTGGGATCTCGCTTAAAACAGTCGTATTGCTGTCACATCAATTGTCCAGAAATCATAGGACTTTTGGTGAATAGAGCCTTGATAGACCTTTGATCTGTCTTTGAAAAGATGTGTGGAATTTGCAGGCACATAGCCCACCCTGATCCATGTAAATCCCTTATCCTGATTGGGTTCTTGCATAGCGGCATAAACAGCCACCGCATTAGCATCATGGGGATTGGCAGGATCTGGAACCAAAAGAACCATGCTTCCAATAGGTTTACGTTGAAAGATGTTGTAATGAAACTGGTATTTCATTCCAACAAGTCCAACAGGATCTTCAAACATATCTGGAATCTGTTTGATGGAGGTGAAATATTTCAGTGCATTGAGCATTGTAGGTGCTTCCATTGCACCATCAATAACTCTTTGTATGTCCGGCTTCCCAGCAGAAACCCTTCCCAAACCAGCAAATAAAGGCTTTTTTGGGGAAGGGGTTTCTTCCTGCTGGGTCAACCGAAAGGGTTTTTGTCACCCATCAACATCATGAGCATGAGGGGGTTCATGCTACCGGGCTGACCACTACCATTCATACCGCCCATGAGCATCATCATGGGAAGTATTTCTTCCATCTTGCTGTTGCCGTCACCTGAAAGCATCGACATCATCATGAGGCTGGACATGTCCATGCCACCAGTACCTTCACCGTTGCCACCGAAGAGATTGGTGAAGCTCTTGACGATGGTGACACCACGGCTGATCCCCATCATGTTGACTTTGGTGGGGACGAATCGGCTGGAATGGCCCTGTACATTGAGGGTGCGAAGCGAGCCAGATTCAGTGATTTCCTGGATGAAGCCGTAAGCTTTCTTTTCGGAAACCAGAATGTCACCTGCCTTGACCTGATCTACAGGCATCAGCATTGCGAACGCTGGAATAGCCATGCCAAAAAAGTCCATAGGATTTTTGCTCAGCTCTTCGCCGTCGAAGGTGACGATGCCAGTGCCCGTCTTGATACCGGTGAGTCCGGTCTGAAGATCGTAACTCACGTTGTCGATAGGCTGAATCATGGCCGACATTGCAGTGGCCATCTTGCTCTTCATGTCCTTGAACATCACTTTTCTCCTAAGCGTACTTGTCTGTTGATGGATGAATAGCTCCGATCCACGAGAGCAGAAATGAGCTTAGCTCTACACCTCTCTGACCGGTCTTGGGAAACAGCATTACCTGTTTATTACTCAAGCAGCTTTTTTTGGATAACCACAGTCCAGTGGGTTATTAAGAGATCTTACATCTCTCCAAGAAATTTGAATTATTTTAGTGTGCCGCTGGACGCCGTTGTTCCCATTAAGCCAGTCTCGTCTGACTCACACACTCCATGAATATGAGATCGTCATCTCTTGATACGACAGGATTTGAACCTGCATCTCGCTCTTCCGAGCAGGAAGTCACCAATGCTTCTCCGTATCTATTCATGGCCTTGGGTCCGTCGAACGGTTTCCCTTGGTCTAATTGAATTTGGCCGAGACGGGAAGAGTCGAACTTCCACTAGCCATTGCGCTATGGCATCCACCCATACACCATCGTACCTTGCCAAGCCTTATCCGGCTCCAGCTTGGTTTGGTTAGGGTCGTCTCGAAACGCTAAAGGATGTGAGGCACACATGCTCTCCGTTGGCCTACGAAATTGGTTATCACCTAGTGGTGGCCTAGAGAATTTAGGCTTCGTGGCTTCGCCTCCCAGACTTACGCAACCGGGACATCCAATTCTGTTATCTGGTTCCCCCACCTAGCTTTTGTGTCGGGGTTCTGACGTTATGTGCGGTCTAGGCTTCGTTGTTCAGCAGAGCTTCCCTGCCTACCATGTGCTGCGTTAACGTCCTATCCTTCAGGCGTATGGTACGTGAGTACCATCATTTAGCCAACAGGTGGGTGGGAAGAGCACGACACTGATTTGGAACCAAGAAAGGAATTCAAAGCATACGTTATCCATCAGGTATGCCAGCCGACCGAAATACCCACAGAACGGGCAGGATTAGAATATGGCCTTCTCGGTTGGAATCGAACCAACGACCGATCGGATGGGTAACTCCCATCGGATAGCTGTACCAACTAAGCTACACAGGGGTATTAGTTAAATCTGGTGGTTGTTACGGGACAAGGGAACCAACCCTGCTGAGCTATCCTTAGAGCTTCCCATTTGTCTCAGGCCACTTCCGCGAGGTGCCGGTCAGGTGCATTACTTCCTGACCGGCGTGAGCATGTAATGCTCCAGCACAGAAGTCATCTGTCACTGGCACGCTCCCTCTTCTCGGAGGAGCTTTCACCCCAATTCAATCGACAGGAACGGTCCCCACTGCTCCATTCTTCAGGTTGGGTCAATGGGGTTTCACACAGTCGTCTGTGTCTCTTTTCTACCCCAACCTACTGTCGTCGCCGACAGGCTTGTCTTCTGATCCGGGCCTAACACCCATTGCAGCGAGACACCCTGTCGAAGTTTCGAGGAAGCTGCTCTAACACTGAGCTACCGGGGCCGTAGCCCCGTTCCCGAGTTGAACGGGCGACCTTCTTCTTCTGGTCTGGTGGAGTATCATGTCTGGCCAGCTAAGGGCGTATGCCCACCATGATAGCCGCTAAGCGTATCCCTCAAACCAATCACGATTGGTAAAGCGGGAGGATCTCGCTTCTGCTTCAGATCCTCAAGAGCCATGCACCCGTGGGTCGGCCTATCCGCTTTATCAATCGTGTTATAAATTAGATGCTGTCATCGTGAGTAGTTTCCTCATCACATCTGCCCAGCGAAGCCATTTGATTTTTATTACAATTCACAGACCAAATCAAACTGATGGTGCTAAATCTGTGAAAGGGTCTCCCTTTATCTGGGTCTCCACCCAAATTATTCCCTTTGGTCGAGTGAACCTAAAGGACATTTAGAAGACGGTTATGACCCTACGGTTTCGTCTCATAAAGACTCATCAGATAACCTTTGAAAAGCGAAGGGTCACTGTCCTGCCTCATCTTGTCTGTAAGCGACAAGCCCTAATTGGCTGACTACCGTGCCCTTGCCCTGAACTTCCGTTCCAAAATGGTGAGACTTGCTTCGCTTACCCCTTCCAATGGGTAGAACCCGCTGCTGCACCTAGACTCAACTAAGTGAGTGTTAGCGATTATTCTCGCAAATGGTGATTTATCCCCGTGCCTGTACTATAACGGCTTGGGGTGAAATGGGTGGCCGCTTCTAACGGCTAACTACATCGTTTGTTCATTAGGAGCTATCCCCCGGCTGGTTCGATCTAGGTTGTTGAACATTTTGGGGCGGAGCCCCAAACCACAAAAAGAATTCCTTGGTGCTCTCGACAGGACTTGAACCTGTAATCTCAGAAATAGAAGTTCCGTGGCCTATCCAGTTGGCCTACGAGAGCGAAAACCAAGAAAACAATTAAGCGGTTACAGTGATATTCTTGGTGGCAGTGAATCCACCATCCTGCGAAGTTGCAGTAATGACAGTCGAGCCGTTTGCCACACGAGTGACAAGACCGGTTGCCGAAACAGTGGCTTTCGTTGGATTACTGGATACCCAAGTGACATTGCCGTTGGATGCGCCGGAAGGCGTCTTGGTAATGCCAAGTTGTACAGTCGGAGCTGCAACAGTGATCGTGCTGGTTCCACCGGGAGTAATGGCAATGCCAGTCAGAACCACATAAGTGGTATCCTGAACAACCGTGATACCAGCCATGTCGGTGATGTTGTTCGGGAACTGAAGCGTACCCGGAACAGCCAAACCAGTGCTGGCATTGACGTGATACAGGGCATCACGAACATGTTGGAAGAAGACGTGGTTCACGTCAAATTCCAAATCAGCAATGGCTGGCTCAACATCTGCATGAACGAATTCACCAATCTTGTTGGAACCAGCAGGGAGAAGATCTCCCTTTGCCTGAATTGTAACCACTTTTGTGGTGTTGTTGAACGCTATCTGATAATTGGCCATGACAGGTGCCTATCTCTTTCTTGCAAGAAGAGGTGTTCCGAAGAACACCTTGACTTAGCTCAATAGCCTGCTGCTAACAAGGCCACCCTCATGAGAGTGGTATTGTCGAGTGAACCGGTACGAGCTTCAGCAGCCTTTGTTTTATCACCATTGTCGGTGAAGACCTTAGCAAGCACTCTGCGAGCTTCCAGAATTTCAGGCTTCACAGCCAAGTCTGGGTGCTCTTTAATGGCGGCATCTTTCCAAGCGATTAGGTCAGCAATTTGCTCTTGGAGCTGTTTAACCTGAAGGTTCAACTTGGTTTCTGGCTTCATTTGCATCTTTGGTGGAACGATGGGTTTACCATCACCTATGTAAATCTTATGATCTTTACGCTTGAGCACACCTTTCTTGATCTGCTCAGAAATTGGTGATGTGAGTGAATTCATCTTGATGCCGGTGAATTCACTGATTTCTCGGGGAGTTAGTCCGGGAAATTCCCGGACCGTCTCTAGTATTCTTGTGATGTTTGACATCGGCTTTGCCTCAGCTAAGGGCATATTCAGTCTCCTCAATGTCCTGCCACATTTCTAGGTCCAGCTTACCGATCTGCACGGTACGGCCAATGATCTGAGAGATTAGGTAGCTCAGCAAATCACTCTTAGCGATCAGCATCAGTTGGCGTGCATATTGGATACGTAGATCGTTGGCGTAGTTTGGATGGCAACGGAAGCAGTCATGCACACTCAAGACCTTGAATGGTTTCTCAGGCAGGCTTTCCAGTAGTTCCCAGATGACAGCAGGATCGACATGTCCCAGATTATCAGCGTTCAGTGCGTTGATGATCCGAGCCGAGAGATACCCGCAGTTCTTGTAATGCTCCCAAAGGACTACAACGAGCTTATCGTCGTTGGTCTTGGTTCCGTGTCCATACACAGGCACAGGTGCCTCAACAGCAAGAAGGTCATATAGCTTGTTGACCTTCTCGGTGTTGTAGTCGCAGCGTTCACCCATTTCACGGCAGATCATGCCATCAATGGAGTGAGTAGCGTTTGCACCAAGGCTACGACCTTCTTTCATTGGTCGATTAACTTTATGGAACACCTCGAATGGCTGGTTTAGGAAGTGTACGGTTTCTTTGATGGAATCCATGACCTTGATCTTCACATGGAAGTTGTCGGGCAATACCCAGTCGTGGCTCAAAGCTTTAGAATCCCAAAACGAAAGCATTGCTTCGTTGAGTTCCCAAGCTCCGGGTGCAGCCTCGGTCATGGTATCGTAGAACAGATCCAGCAAAGCTCCTTCACCGAACACTTGACGCGGTACAGCACGGCTGGAATACAGACTTGTCATTATGGCCTGCTTCACATCGTCACGCTTAATTTTGCTTTCTTCACCAAGCTCATCGAGCATCATGTTGTAGATGACTGTGTAGCCGTCTTGACGCTGTACCACACTGTCATCATGAAACCGGAATGGCACGACGTTGCACAGTTCAGCAGATTGACGGCAGCCGGTTAGAGCAGCCAGAAGCTGCAATCCTGAGGATGTGGCATCCAACGAGATCATGTAGCCTGAGGGCTTGCCTGCGAGTGCATCGTTATAAGCTTTGCAGCCTGCGTAGAACATTGCAGGTTCTTTGGCCTGTGGGATCAGCTCAGCGATGTTACCATCTTTGATGCTGTCGAACCAAGCAATACGCTCATCCCAAGTGAGCTTGTCTAGCCCATACGAATTGGCGATGTCGATCTTGAGGTACTGAATCGGAGAAAAGCGTTGCATCTATTGCGTCCTTCGTTTTCTTCGGTTGTTGGCTTGCTCTTTACGAGTGGCCCATCGGCAATTACCCGGATGGTAATCACCGTCATTGTTTATTCTTTCTATGGTGAGATCTGCTTGGTATCCATTTGATTTTGCCCAACCAGCAAATGTCTCATATGTCAGCCATTGTTGACATACTTTGATCCCACGACCACCATAGTAATCGTATTTATCGCTATTGGGATTATTGCATCTGCTCAGCATGTTACACCACGTTTTATATAAACGTGTACCGTGCTCACCATGAGATCTAGCACGATCCCCGGTGACTTGTTTTCGAACACATCCGCAGGATGTAGTTAATCCTCTTCTAAGAGAGTTCACTACAATATCCTGTATGTTCCCGCATGAGCAGCGTGTTGGAGCAAACCTGATAGATCTACCTGAGTAGCGTTTACTGAAAGTTGGCCCCGTTACAGTCAACTCACCAAATTGCATTCCATTCACGTCAATTGCTTTCATCACCGACTCCTTTGTTATCGGTGTAAGCTATAATTTATAGTATTGCAAGTGCGGTGAACTTTTGCATGATCTCTGCTCCTAGCGTCTTGAGATTGTTGGATTACCAGCTTTGGTCTGGTGCTCGATTGCCGATCACCAGCCGGTTGAGATTATCTAACGTGGCGTGGTGGTAGATCTTGAATTCCCCCTTATCAAAAAGAGGAAGAACCTGCCCAACAGGCACCTCTACCCTGATGTCTCGATACTGATTGTAGATCAGAGCCTGAGGGTCTTGTCCGTTGGTGATCAACGGAATCTGAATCTTGACGATCATCGGAACCTCGTTTTGTGTAGAGGACGCTGCTTGGGAGCAGCCTTGTACCGAAGGTTCTTCACCTTCGGTGGCGTGTCGTCGTAAATCCCAGATGGTGTTGTACCACCTGAAAGGAATCCTCCTCTTGGCATGTGAAAGAAGAACAGACCGAGGTATGAGTATCTGATCATGGTCCTACCCTATTGGTTCTGATCTCGTATGCGAGATTGCTGATCCTTCTGCGAAGAGCATCAGCTTCACGCTTTTGATCTTCATGGACGGTTGGTGAAGAGCAAATGTCTTCCATGGCTCGACTGGCCATAGCCAGCTTGCCTTGAAGTCCATTATGTCTCCAGATGAGCATTCGTTTGAGGCTCATACCTCGATCACTTCTGGTTCTGCCAACTCAAGAAAGTGTGTGTGGTAACCCATTTTGGCGGATATAATCATTTCGAGCATCTCTTGCTTGTTCTGGAGTATCATGAACCCCAAGATGGGTTCTGACATCATAAGAGCAAATACTTGCTGCCCAGCGTTTTCCAACAGCATATACACCTATGTATGGTGCTTTAGAGTTGATGCGCTTCTTTTTATTTGCCGCTTGGACATTTAAGTTTGCCCAATAGCAATTACTGGGTTCGTAATTGCCTGTAACATCATGACGCTCAATTGTCAGATCGTGGGAATATCCATTCTGAACTGCCCAAAAGGCAAATCCATCATAGTAAGTCCACTCTTTACAAACACTAATTCCCAGACCACCATAATATTGGTAGTCTGGTCTATTAGGTTTCGAGCACCTAGCGTGCATATTAGACCAAATTTGAAATAATCTGGTCCTACTTGCCCCGTGTATTGTGTTCACATCTCGTGCGTAACACCCACATGATAGTGTAGCCCCTCGTTTGAGGTTCTGCCAAAGTGCTGTGATAATTTTACCACAATCACATTCGCACTCTATAGCACGCTTTTCACCTTGACGGGGCATCTCACGTAAGAGGGTTAAACGCCCTAGCTTAGTCCCAAAGGGGATAATGTCTTTTGCCATATGCCTACTCCATAGAGATTATCTCTTCATCTGCAAGCTGTATCACCGCCTTGTTCCAAGGTGCTCCCTGATAGTTGACGTGGTAGCCCTGACAGTAAATTCGACCACGCTTGTCATACTTATGGGTCAGGTAAAACTGATTCCCATGTTCAGTGAGCGTGTCGATTACGTCATGGCAGGTGCGATCATACTTCTCGAAAGCACGCTTACGCTTCTCGAAGTCTTCCTTGGACTCACCCTCTTTGGGTCGGTCGAGATTACGCCAAGAGTTCTTGATCATCAGAGCAGTGTCACGATTGATCGTTAGCTTGATTTTGTTCTGCCTGTTAATGTGACCAAGGCACACATCATCGCTGTGATGATTCTTCTTGAGTATCACTGAGCCACGATTCATGACGTAGCCAGTGTCCCGGTTGGTCTTCACTTCCCTTGGTTCTATGACCATAGGCAGAGGAAACTGGAAGCGATCCAGCTCAGCTTGCACATCATCACTGATAGTGATGGCTACGACCAAACGCTCTTGGATAGGATCCCAATGAGCAAGGTCGAGCACACACATCTTGTGAATCAGATCTGCTGCTTCCTGAGCAGTTGCAGTGTAGTTCCTTAACAGACCTACAATGACGGTGAATTTGGCCCTTTTGTGGAGAGCCATCTGAACCAGAAAGGCGAATCCAAAGTCCAGTGGAATACCGTTGACCTCAAACAACTCAGAGAAGTTGAGTTCCTTACAGCCAGTGAATTCAGCCTTGATTCGGGGAATGAGCTGATTCTTGTTGTACAAGTTCTCAAGCTCAATCTGTTTCGTCATAAGCGCATCTTGCATCTGCTTACTCCTTGTTATGGAAACCAGTAGTCGTCCTCTGGATAATAATCCAAGTCATCATCCAATTCATGTTCTTTCCAGAACATCTCTTCCATGAGTTCTGCTAATTCATCCTCATGTTCTGGATCCATTGGCTCATCGTCATACCAATTTTCATCGATCCACTGCTCAAGCAGTTCTCGCTGCCATTCAGCATCTTCATACAGCTCATAAGCTATTTGAAGCTTGGCAGCAGCTCGTTGCTGTCGAGCAGTATAACGCTGATACCAACGAGAGCTGCCTACCCAGCTTTCATCCCAGCGATTGAGAATCGCATTACCGTGATGGTCTATGCTCATGCTCATGAAATGGATGCTAGGATAGCGTTGACGACTGGCTTTGCGCTGCCATTTCGGATTGGCTCTCCGAGTCCAGCCCATTAGAGTTCTTCAGTGATCATGGTGATCTTGAAGAGCTTGGTGGGTGCAACCTTGTCACCATGCCTGCTGACATGTTCTTTCCACCATTCGTCAGCACGCTCTGAAGTGTCGAATGCAGCTACGACACGTCCACGGCTGGTACGAAGCTGATACTCCGTCTTGGTCTCGATCTGACGAGTGTTGATCGGCTCACCATGAGCCTGAGCGGTGATGAGTTCTTCATTGGGGTGCATGAGCGTCTTCCTCCAAGTTATTGTGGTAGTACGAGAGTGATCTCGACGATCTCCATGTCCTCACGGTGACGTGTCGGAACCTTTACGGCCCACACATCACCTTCATCATCTCCAAGAAATCGGCCTCGTAACCATGATTCCAAAAAGATCTTGGCAGCACGCAGTTCAGAGAATGTCCTGATCTGCATATTCTGGGCGAAGCGTGAGCTTCCCCCTCTCTGGTGGCGAGGTAGGCTGAAATCCATTGGTTCATACCATGAGCCACCACGACCATCACGACGCTGAGGTCTGGGCAGATACATTTGCGTACCTTTACGTCTGATGGCATATTCTGTGACTGTGAGGGTCATTAACCCTCTCCCCAGAATTTGTGACGACCATCGCCGGATTCATTGAGCCAATGTTTCCATTTCAGGTCAAAATAGCAGTTTTCAGGTGCATCAGCGAACATGCCTGCTACGTCGTGATGCTTTAGACCTGCAAGGCCACAGCCAATGCAAGTCACCTGAAACTGGAGTTCAGGATGACCACGAGCATAAGCAATGAAGCCTCTTACGTAGTCTTGGATATCATCTAAACTAAGTGTGTCACCGACAGTGAGACTCTCACGATTCCGACCTTCGTAATTCGGAATGACTTTGAAGCCCTTGGTGGGAATGGCAAAGCTATCTCCAAAGTGACCATAGCTCAGCCCCCAACGGGCACCACGTTCCTTGTATGCGAAACGAGCAGCACCACCACCGTGGATACCGCCTTCGTTACTCCCGAACACAAAAACCATTTTCGAAGTGTCGATTTTGTTCACCATTATTCTCCGATTGATTGGACACATGCTGCAAAGCAAGGACGGTTGTCTGAAGGACGGTACAGAGTCTCAGATGCCCAATGCCAAAACAGTGTTTCAGGGTCATCTACTGCGTCCCTGCGTCTTGAGATTGGTTTGATGTTGCGACGAACATAAATGAGTAGTCCGTCAACGGCGAATGAGTCATCAATGGGCAAGATCTGACCATCAAACCTAATCCCACGAATGTTGGTTTCGTTGGTGCATATGTGGATCTCATCGAGCCTTCCGCTCCACTTGCATCTGACAAATTGACGAATATCACTGATTTGTCCTGCCGGTTCAGTAAAGAAGTTATCAGCCAGACGTTGAACCCAGCGTTTACCGTTCTTTGTGAAGTCTGCGATGACTGCATGAATCATGAAGCCAGCTTCTCTATCAACCGCTTCACTACATGAGCATGGGTGAAGTAAGGTTGAGGCACACAACGAGTGGTAAGAATGACACCATTGCCAATGGCTTTGTTGTAGATGTCATCAAGAGCGATCATCACTTCTTGGTTCTGAGTTTTGACCTGTTCTTCAAGCCAGATGTCATACTCATCAACCTGATCGCTGTAGCTCTGGATGGTATAAGGACCATCTCCCAGATTGGTGCCTTTAGCGCCGATCCGAATGTGTGTAGGCATGGACAATGGACCGGTGTCCATATTGTATGTGCTGCTTACTGCTTGGGCACCCAGTTTGTTATCTGGGTGGTCTATTTTTATGTAAGGGCCATCATTCCTCATTGTTTAGGTTGCCTTTAGCCAGAAGTTAAAAAATCCCAACATTTGCTCTTTAGTTAAGTTGAATTATGTCAACTAGAAAGTAGCAGTATGTTGGGTTTACGTGACTATCAAAGACAGCCCCGTAGGGCAGACCTGTTAGGGTCTGCCCGTAAGGTAACTTGAATCAGCTTATCAGCCAAAGTTGAACGGCAGTGGTGCCGTTGCATCTTCTTCAAGCGGTGGTGCAGCATCACCGATACGACGCAGTTCCACGCCGAGATTACGCTCGTTATCGAAGGCGATGATCTTAGACTGGCCCGGCTCCAGCTTGTCGGCTTCGCTTATGATTGCAGCGAGAAACCGGTTCTGGTCACGACGCAGCGTAGCCATGTTGGAGTTGCGAATACGGTCAAGATCAAAGGGTTCGATCTGATCGACGGGGATACCACGAGCAATGGTAACGAAGACTTGATCGTCTTCACCTTGCTCGTTCTTGAACCGCTTGATGTAGCCGAAGTTGATCCAGATCTTCGCCTCTTCATATTCGGTGCCATCTGCCTTGCGGCGACGGCCTGCCTGTGTAGGTGCGGGTTGACGATTTGCGTTGGCAAAATCCGAGAGATTGAGGGCCATGTGTATTCTCCAAGTTGTTGTAGGTCAGGAACAGACCCAAAAAGGCCGGAGGCCAAGATTACTGCTTGCAAAAAAGACTTTTAGCGAAAAGCTTTGGTCTAAGACTCATCCGACATATTGCTGTGTTTCACTAGCAGCCCAATCATCATCTTCAAAACGACGACGATGATCAAACTCTTGTTTTACAGCCACTGGTTCAGGAATGACCACAGGCTGAAGATCGAGGCCGATTTGGTTGGTACGGTGGTAGATGTTTGCAATACGCAAATTGAGTAAAGTCATCATCGAAGATTTGACCTCATCATAGTTGAGGTCATCCTTGGTCATGATCATTTGACGACCGAAGAACTGAACATGCAGTTCGTTCGCATCAGACAACGCAGTGTGCTGTTTTTTGAGCACTCTGAGATCGTTGACGAGCTTGGCAGCTTCAGTGAGATGTTCAGGCTTCATGACTGTTTCTCCTTAGGTCCAAGCTTCGAAAGGACAAACAAATAGAGCACACAACATCCGAAGATGGTGGTGCCCCACTTGATTGACCCTTCACGAGTGCAGACGATCATGAGCACGGACATGCACATGACGATAATGGGGAGAACATAACGCATAGTTAGTTCCCCTACTCGAACCACCACAGTTTGGTGGGACATGAAATGTTATCCTGCTCGCACAGGTTGGCCCAGTCGAGACGCATCATGTGGTCTGCCATAGTCAGAACCACGATGCAGGCGATGAGGGCAGTTAGGAACTGCTTCATGGGAAGAGCCTTTTGATGAGAGCAATGAAATTGCAAATCCACATGAACAGTAGGATCCAGAGGCAGAGCCTTAGACCATACCACCCAATAATGAGTGGTGTGCCATCAACGTCCTGTTGGTTGCCGAGGAGCAACACAAGGACCATGATGAGGGTCATATTGATGATGGACATGCTGTATCTCCAAGTCGGGGTTTAGTGGAAGGATGGGCAAGCCATCACTCAACTTAAACTCAACACATGTTGGTAGTACATAGGTCCATAGTTAACTATCGGACCTTTAGGTAGACCGCAGGTCCGAAGACCTGCGGCACAGTTGTTTAGTCCCCGAAGATGTTGTCGGGGAGATATTCAGTTGCAGCTTCGTACAACTTCTTGTTGGCATCGCTCTCACTGATGAAGTCAATGACTTCCTTGTTGGATTGAGCGATACTGATGCGTGATTCACGCAGCAGAGTATCCCGGAAAGTCTTCCGATGGATGAGCTGACGATCCTTCTGATCGACGGATGCCGACTCGACAAAGCGATTGAGCATGTTGACTGCACCAGATGCAGTCTTTGCAGTGTCACTGATGACACTTGCAGTGTTGCTTACGGTGTCCAAGATGGTGGACGCGGTGAGCTTGAGCGATGCCATATGATATGTCCTCTATGTGTGTGATGCAGGATGCAATCACCTATACAGGCCGGAGGCCAGTATTGATGGGGGCACCCCATCGTATTACGTATTCAAGTACCCAGGGGGGTACTTGGTATTAAAGGGTGGGTGCCCCACACACCCCCTACCATCAGACATACCAACGAAAATCCTGTATAGGCTCCCCCAAAATATATGCGGGATCAGTCTGTATATGAAAATATGTTGGGGGTTGGTTATCGTTCAAGAAAAAAGCCGGGGAGCGTAAGCTCTACCCGGCTATTCCGATAAGGCTGCCACCCTATCTGTGACTTGAGGTCACTACTCTGTCAGATCAACCACCGCTGCTAAGCAGCCCCCGAATACAGTACGCTAATACTTTAACCGGAGAGGAGATCGGGCCTCTGACCGTGGAAGTTATCTGCCCCACTATCCACTGGGGTCATGACGCAAGATCCAAAGATCACACATCACCGACTGAGCAAAACGACATAACTCTGATCGGCGAGACATATGTGCAACAGGTGTTGCTACGATGCAAGTGGCTTTTCTCTTTTGGTTCCGAGGAGGGGGGCGTAGCCCATCCTCCGGGCACACTCCTTCATTTCCTTCCTTCATATAATTAAAGGGGATCGCCCCAGCAGGGGTGTGCTCGAAACAGGATTGGCCGTCCCGTATTGTCAGACGACTATATATGACCTAAACTACCTCTGTCACTGTGGTAAAGGAGTCACACATGAATAAGCCCGTCACCGAAGCAGAGTTGATTGCCCGGAACCAGTTCCCCCGTGTCACTTTTGATCAGCTTCAGGCCAACATCGTTGGCAAGAAGTTCGTGCAGCATGATCTACTGACCATCTGTATTCTCACGCTGGCAAGTGGTTTCACCGTAGTCGGTAAGAGTGCTTGTGCCGTACCCGGCAACTTCAAGCTGGATGTCGGTCAGCGTCTAGCAGAGCATGATGCTATCGGTCAGGTCTGGCCTCTTATGGGTTACGAACTCAAGAGCAAGGTGGCTTTGGCAATGAGTGCCACCGGCCCCAGCAACCCTGAGCAGAAGACTTACGTCGGAACCAAAGTGATCCATGCTCAACCAATGAGTAAGACCGAGTACAACTATTTTCGTGGTCGGGATATGCCTAAGAATGAAGACCCCAATGAAGATGGTTATCTGGTTGAATATCCCGACCAGAATTCAAACACACCACTATATCAGGGCTACGTCTCATGGTCTCCAAAGGAAGTGTTTGAAAAGTCTTATGACCTGATGGACATTCGTGGTGAGGGTTGCATCGGTGGTCTAACGTGGCGTGATCGTCTCGTCATCGAGAAGGACGAGCTGCTGGAACGCCTTGATAAGCTGACCACGTTCCTTGCTGGACCTCTCTTTTTAACCCTCCCAGAAGAACAGCAAGTGCTCATGAACAAACAGAAGGCTACTATGTCTTCCTACCTCACTATCCTTAATCTCCGATTGGTTTGGGTCTGAGCCGAGGACCGAAGCACGGGAGGGGGTGAGCGTAGCGGCGAAGCCAGCGTAGCGAATCCCCCGACCAAGTGCGATAGGTCCGCAGGCGAAATCCGCATGTAAGTTGGGAGGAGTATCGGGGGACCAACCCACCCCTCCCAACCTTCTCGTGAGAGAAAACGGGGAAACCCAGAAACCCGTCCAAGAACCAGTGACCCGAAAGTCACAATGCCACAACGCTAATTATCGAGGGTCAAGTGAACGCCATTACACGAGCGGAAGTCGAACGAGCACTGCCCGCCAATCTCAAGCCCTCGGCCACCCAATCGCTGACGGACACTATCAACAACCTGACTTCCGATCCTATCTTGGGGGAGGAAATCCGAGGCAACTTCATCACTTACGCCCACATCCTTTCGGAAGGAAAGTGGAGCACCGAGCAGTACTTGTCTGCCGTACAGTACGTGACGCACAAGCTCATGGGTCGCACGAACCAAGACGCATACGCTCTCACTTTCCCACAACGCATGAACGATTTGATTGCGCGGGGAATGACATCGAAGGATATTAGTGCCTACGTCTCGGCTTACCACAAGAGTAAGTTGGTGAACGCGATCATGGAGAAGTGTCTGATCCCGGTACACGTCCTCCATGTGGACACGTATCATCAGGCTATTCGTGTGCAGGCCGACCTTATGATGAACGCCCAGAGCGAAAAGGTTCGACAGGATGCAGCGAACTCAATCCTCACGCACCTCGCTACTCCCATCAAGCAAGCACCAACTGTGGCCATCCAGATCAATAACAATCAGGAACTGGATGCTATGAAGAAGATGATGGCCAACTTGGCCGAAGTCCAACTTGGTGCTATCGACTCTGGAATGACCGCAAAGGATCTGGCCAGTCAGGTTCTGATTGAACACGAGACCACCACTGATGGCACTGATTAAGCAAGAGTTGGATGAATGGCTGGATCAAGTGGACTACACCCACTTGAACAGTCTGAACTTTAAGCCTTCGGGCTTTGCTCTCCAGTTCATGAACTTTATCAAAATGGTCAATGGATCTGAGGGGGAGTCTCATAAGACACCCCCCGTTCATCTTGCCATGCTCGACAAAATTGCTGAACCTACCTCTTATATAGCCAACCTTTGTTTTCGCGGTGCGGCCAAGACCACTTTGTTTGCGGAATACTTCTTTCCGTTCGTTGCAATGATGGGTGAGTTGCCCAATTTTGGTGATGTGTCTGGGGCCATCTATGTTTCTGACTCGATGGACAACGGCGTCAAAAGCCTGCGTCGGAACATGGAGTTCCGATACAACAACTCGCCATTCCTTCAGAGGTGGCTGCCTAAGGCTACCTTTACGGACGCCTATATCGAGTTTGAGAACATTGCTGGTCACAAATTCGGCCTGAAGATGTTTGGTGCAAAGACCGGCCTTCGCGGTACAAAGATCTTCGGTAAGCGACCTACTCTCTGTGTGCTCGATGACCTTGTGAGCGATGACGACTCGAAGTCGCAGGCATCCATGATCGCTATCAAGGATACGGTCTACAAAGGTGTAAACCACGCCCTCGATCCAACAAAGCGGAAGGTCATCTTCAACGGCACACCCTTCAATAAAGACGACATTCTCATTGAGGCTGTCGAGTCTGGTGCTTGGGACGTGAACGTCTGGCCTGTATGTGAACGGTTCCCATGCGAGCGTGATGAGTTCTGTGGTGCATGGGAGAATCGCTTCTCTTTTGATTACGTCTCAGCTCAGTATGATATGGCAGTGAAAACCGGCAAACTAGCCGCATTCATGCAAGAGCTGATGCTTCGCATCACGTCGGAAGAAGAGCGTCTGGTTCAGGATGATGAGATCAAGTGGTATAACCGCATGAATCTCCTTGTGAATCGAGGCTCGTTTAACTTCTATATCACCACAGACTTTGCTACATCCTCTCGCCAGACAGCGGACTACTCTGTTATTAGTGTCTGGGCATACAATGCTCAGGGGGACTGGTTCTGGGTAGATGGCGTTGCTGCACGCCAGACAATGGACAAGACGGTAGATGATCTCTTTCGACTGGTTCAGTTCTACAAGCCCCAACGAGTAGGCATCGAGATCACCGGCCAACAAGGTGGCTTTATTCCTTGGCTCCAGAATGAGATGCTCAATCGGAACATCTGGTTCAATTTTGCCAGTTCTAACCCAAAATCTAACACGCCGGGCATTCGTCCGACTGTGGACAAGCTCAGTCGTTTCAACGTAGTCGTGCCGTGGTTCAAGATGGGAAAAGTTTATTGGCCCAAAGAAATGGAACGCACCCCCATCATGGGTATGTTCATCGGGCAAATTCGTCTTGCCACCGTGTCCGGTATCAAAGGCAAGGATGACGCCCTCGATACCATTTCCATGCTTCAGTATATGAATCCTTGGAAGCCGTCAGACTCTGTACCCGCGACCCCGGATGAGGTAGAGATCTGGGAGGAGGACGCAAGGGCTGATGAGCTATCCAGCCTGTCGTCTTATATTGTGTGAGGCATTATGAATTTGCTGGAACTCTACAAGCGACTGGCTCTCGACGAACTGAGCAATCATCGTTGCTCTGGTGACGGCAGTGGCACTATTGTCTCAGACTATCGTTCAACTGTAGTCTCTCACTTGAATGCAGCTTTGCGAGATCTACATATTAAGTTCAATCTCTTGGAAAAGAGTTTGATTCTTGAGCTTGAGACGGGAAAAGTTTCTTACGTTTTGTCACCACAGTTCAGTTATCAGAATGCTACCCTGAGTGGTAAGAAGCCATACATTGTCGATATGTTTGGGGTTCCTTTCAACGACACCGTGATCCGTATCATCAGGGTTATGAGTGCGGTGGGTCACGAACTACCAATCAATGATGTGTCTCACCCATATTCCGTGTTCACACGGCTCGGTAACATCATAGATGTTCCTTATGCTGAGACCGGTAGAACACTTGCTGTGACTTATCAGACTTTCCCAAAGGAGGTTCTGGCAAGCAATGAAGATGCTTCTATAGATGTGCCTCTTGTGTTAGAGGACGCTGTAAGAGCTTATATTTCGTATAAGGTGTTCTCAAACATCAACACGGCAGAGTCCAACACCAAAGCCCAAGAGCACCTTCAACGCTACGAAGCAGTTTGCGTTCAGGTTGAAGCAAATGACCTTCTTGGTTTGAGTTCGGTCACTTCCCATGACAAATTTGACAGGAAAGGTTGGGTCTGATGACTGCTATCAACCCTTATAGTGGTTGCTCGAACAACTTGCTTGTGCCTCACATGCTCGGTGAAGCTTATGCTGTTGTGAAGGCAGTGTACGATCAGCTTTCTGCAATCACAGGTGTTTCGCAGAATATGCTTGCTGTGCAGCGAGCAGGTGCCAATGCATATCGCGGTATTGCCGAGATCGCTGGTCCCACTGGAGTTGCTGGAATAGAGAGTGGCATCCCCCTTCCAGCTATCGTTGACCAGAACGCCATCATGGACTTTACAGTCTTGATTCTGGGTAATGATGATGCTCTCTATTCACAAGCAAGTGGGTATTTCACCACTCGCATCGAAGATCGCTTTCTGAAGGTTGTACTGGATCCCACTGCCCCCGCTGTAGTCCAGAATGCCCTGATCCGTGCCACCATTTCGTACAAGGCATAATACGCCATGATGCTTACTTATACCGATCCTACTGGTACGCAGCACATTCTGGACATTGACCACAACGAACTGTTCTTTGGGGCTGTTCTAGTTGGTAATGTCTCTGAGCAGAAGACGCTTACCCTCACCAATCGTGGTTGGGGTGACATCTCGCTTCGTGAACTATCCATTGCTGGTGATGGGTTCTCGATGCTTAACGATGCTTCGGGTGTGATTCTAAAGCCGGGTAAGAATGTCAGCTTTGCTGTGACTTTCGCACCGTCCACCAAGAGCACTGCAAGTGGCAGTATCTTTATTGATGCTGGTATTGCAGGTACAGCAAACATTCGCCTTTACGGTGCTGGCTACTCTGGTGTTGACGGTGACGTTGACATCACCGGTATGAGAATCACGCCTTTGTTCAGTGATTTGGAAACAGATGAGCTTCTCAATCTTGAGAACGGCACTAAAACTTGGGTTTATAATGATCCTGATTTCGGTCTGAACGGTTTTTACACCAAAAATGGTGCTTCTGGTTCAGGATCTTTTAATGGCCCTGAATATGCTTTTAGCTCTATCATGGCCAATGGTACGATTGATCTTGATAATATTGAAGATGTCGCAAACGGTGGAGCTAACCTGAACGGAACTGGTTTAGTCCCTATGCGGCTTGGCGGTAATCGCAAGACTATTGCTAAATTGGAAAGCGAATACCAGCAAATCATCAACGCACAGGTAGTGCAGGAACAAGCAGCATCAGACGCTGCTACAGTTGCTACCACTCAAGCCGGTATTGCTACCACTCAGGCTGGGATAGCGACTACTCAAGCGGGTCTTGCTGCTACCAATGGTGCTGCACAAACATCTTTGGCTACTGCACAAGCTAACATTGCAACTGACATGGCGAGTGTCAACGGTTTGTCATATTCGCAAGTTTCAGCGGGTCGCTCGCCCCGTATCGCCCCATCTGCGAGTTGGAACGGTACGCTTGGCACCGGCTGGTCTAGCGGTGAGCCGACCGCTTCCCCGGTGCGTGCATTAACCGATCCGGCGCAGCCTGAAATCGCTCCGTTCTATCCCTATCATAGATGTGCTTTCAACACGCGTACCCGCCTATTGTTCAACGTCGAAGAACGTGACCCCACAAAGCCGGTCAATATGCGGGTTCATCTTGAGGGTAACACGGTGGACGTTCCCGCCGACACGTTCCAGCGGTATGTTGGGGACGACGGCATTGAGCGGGCAGCATGGCTTCGCGCTTTCGATCTTGATTGGGCGAATTTCAGCGTCAACGGCAAGTGCCGGTTCTGGGTCGAGGCGATCCCGAGCGATACTACGATGGTGAGCCGGATCATCGGGCCTTTCGAGATGAAGCGGAAGACCGGCAATCTTTGGGATGCCACGCTGACGTTCGGGCCGGGTGGCACATATGCCGACTTTGCGGCGGCAAGGGCCGCCGCAGTGGCCGCGCCATACAATACCAGCAGTTACGAGCATATCTGGCTCAAGCCGCTTGCCAGTCACAACTACGATGTTGTCGGTAGAACCGTTCCGGTCATATACAACCGTTGGGGTAAAACGTTGATTGACGGCAACCCCGGTGTGATCTGGCGGGTTCATTCGTCGGAGTGGCGCACTACTTCACAGAACTTTGAAGTGGGCCTAGACGGTGCAATCTGGGGTCCATCCTGCGCGTTTGATATGCGTCGCATGTCATCGTTCATCGTGCCGCGTTCTACGCAAGGAGCAACACAGAACCAGCATTTTGCAGGGGTAAGGTTTTATAATGATAACGGTCGTAATGACATGTTTGGTAACGGCGTCGTCCTTGCGGCAAACTCGGGTAGCACTGCACTGAGCAACCCTGATGCACGGGACCGCAGAAACCCCGGATTTGTGTCGAACCCCGCGAGTGCAGGTATGTTTGCAGACTTCACCGAATGCACGTTTGAAGGCGCATGTCGCCCGCCAACAGCAGGTCTGGCACAGCTTGCGCGTAACTGCATTATTCGGGGCGGCAGTGAAGACATCTTTTCGCCTAGCAATACGGACAAGATGCAGTGGGGCCTGTGCTACAACAACGTAGCTATTGACTGTTCACCAATTGACTTGCGTACAACAATCAATGCCATTTCCATAATCTATGGCGGTGCGGCAGCAACTGCCACGGTGACATTTATTGGCAGCAACAATGCAGCAGGCACCCGCATTGAGTTGCGAGAAAATGGAAGTCTCGTATACAGCGTGAGTGTTTCCACAACCCTTGGAACAGGAAACTACTCGGTTGCCGAGGTTGTCGCGTGGATCAACGCCAATTGTGCCGGTTGGACTGCAACCACGCTGGATAACACCCGTAGGGCATCTTACTTTTCCGCCAAGACGGCTGCCAATGCCAAGGGCGTTGCTGTCGTCAATTCGACTTGGATTGATAACCATGCGGACGGTTGGCAGATTGGGTTGATTAGCGGTCAGAACTATGTTGCCAAGGGCAATCAGTTTTACCGTTGCGGTGCGCTCCAAATCTTCTTTCTGTCAATTCAGAGCAGCACCAAAATTTGGACGGATTGCGCATGGTACAACAACATCGTCTATTTTGACCCCACAGATGCGGAAGTAATCCAAGGGGCGGTTTTGTCGCAGTGGGAGGGCCGTTTCAGTAACGTCCGTGTCGATCACAACTACAATCCCGGCCAAGCCTATTACGTCAGGACGCAGTCAGGCACGACCAGCTTTGACGACAAGTGCAGCATCAACGGCAACATCACGGACTTTATGACGCTTGAAGCGGGGACCAGCCTTGGAACCTGCGATGTCAAGTATAATCAAGCGGTTAAGGCCGGGGCCGGTGCGTTCCCGGCGGGAACGAATGTCGCAAACAACTTGGTCAGTACGACTATCGCCGCCGACCCGGTTCCGACGAAAATCAAGTACGATGTGCTGAACAACCAACGTGCAGTTATAACTCGTCGCGGACCCTTTCAATAAAAATAGCTGGTGGTGGCCTAGACGTGTTTTATGTATTTGATAAAACGTCTTAGACCATCTGATTGAGATTTTGATCTCTCAGGAAATGTGTCCGGGCACTGTGGACGTGGGATAATTTTCTGATGAGTGAATCGGTTGAAGTGAGGGTGGCTCGCCTTGAAGAGCAACTGAAGTTTCTCGTTGACGATGCCAAAGAGGCAAAGATCAATAGAAAGGGTCAGTACGACAGCATTGAAGCTTTGCGTCATGCAATGGCTACAATGGCTGGTGAGGTCGGGGAAGTGAAGAGCAAGCTTGCTGGTCAAGCACCAACCATCGAAGAGTTCATCACAATCAAGCACAAGGTGGTTGGTGCAGGCAAACTAGGCAAATGGCTCTGGGCAATTGGCGCTTTCATTATAGGGTCTGTCTTTTCAGCCCGTGAAGGCATACTTTCTATGCTATCAAAATGAGGTGACGAGATGACCAAACTCACGACAAAAGCTGTGCTCTACACGGCATCCCTCGAAGGCATGGTGCAAGAGATGTATCTTGACTCGGAAGGTATTGCTACTTGGGCATTAGGTGTGACGAACAAGTCTGGTCATCAAGTCAATCCCCGGTACAAGGACAATCCTCAGCCTCTTCAGAAGTGCTGCGATGCTTCTGTTTGGCTCATGCGTAACACGTATCTGCCCCCAGTGCTGAAGGCTTTTGGTGACTATGAACTGAATGAAGCACAGCTTGCTGCTGCCCTATCTTTTCAGTGGAATACCGGTGCTATTGGTAAGACCGACTGGGTGGGCATGGTGAAGGCAGGTGACATGTCAGGAGCCAAGAGATTCCTGAAGTCTCACTACCTCAATGATGGTGATCTCACGTCTCGACGGTTCAGTGAAGCTGCCCTGTTTTTTGATGGGATGTGGCCTTCTCTTTTGGTTCCAATTTACCCGGTACGGAAGCCCAATTATAAGCCGAACATCTCTCTCGGTCGTAGGGTGGAGCTCACACCCTACATTGAAAGGGCACTTGTAAAATGATGTTCGGGTCTATCTTAAAAACTGCGAATGGTGAATTTGAAATCAACCGTGTGGTTGGTGCTGTTGGCTCATTGTTTTACATCGCAGGAACCCATATTTTCATGGGGTACGATCTCTTTGTAAAAGATCGTTCTTTTGATGTGACTGCATACTGTCTTGCTTTTCCGGGCGGTTTAGCGGTGGTAGTTGGTGCAATTGCAGGTGCTGTCACTCTAAAAGATCGTGGTGTGGCTACAGCCAAAATCATCACTGATACTGGTGCAGTACCTACGGCATCCACGGCTGGACCTTCTGTAGAACTAGAAAGAGTAAAGCCATGAATCCTATCACTGCATTGAAGATCTTCGGCCCTGTTGTGACTGCATTGCTGCTTGGTTGGCTGGTCTTCTCTATTGGTTCGGACCGTGGGGCTTCAAAAGTGCAATCCAAATGGGATGCACAAAAACGAGCTGATGCGGCTCTGGTTGAAGCTGTGAAGATACAGAACAGCATTGATGAGGCAGCTCATCGAACAGAAGATCGGAGAATCTCAAATGAACTCGCTAACGCTAAAGAAAAGGCTCTCATCGGTAATTCTGCCAATGAGCTTGCTCTTGCTAAACGCTTGCAAGACAGCGCCAAACGAGAGCGTCTGTATCGGACTCAGGCCGAAAGTGGAACCACTGAGCGAGCAGACCTTGCAAGCCATGCAGCCGAACTCGACCATCTACTCTCAGAAAGTCTTGGACTTCTCGAAGAAGGTAGAATCCTCGTTGAACTCCGTGATGGACAAATCCGTGGACTAGCGTCACAGATCATCAACGACCGCCAACTTATCTCGGGACAGAGCACCGTCAATGAAAACGCAGCAGTTTATGCTCAGTGAGGCTCAGGCCCCGAAGCTGACCAACTGGAAGAACGAGCCTACGGTTCGTCAGCTCAAGGAAGACTTTGAGACGGCAAAGCCTGCTCAGCAGACGCAGAACAGTCGTATCCAGCGGTGGAATGATCTGTCTGCGATCCGTGGTGCTGCCAAGCCCCCCAAGATCAAGGGCCGTTCGAGCGTCCAGCCGAAGATGATCCGGCGTCAGGCAGAGTGGCGTTATGCTGCTCTGACTGAGCCGTTTCTGTCGTCCAAGAAGATGTTCAACGTCAACCCAGTGACGTTTGAAGATGCTGATGCTGCTCGCCAAAGCGAGCTGGTGTTGAACTGGCAGTTCCGTACCAAGCTCAATCGGGTGAAGTTCATCGACGATTTCATTCGTGCTGTGGTCGATGAAGGCACAGGCATTGTTCAGGTGGGCTGGGAACGTGACACGATCACGATCCAGCAGGACGTGCCCGAGTTCACTCATTATGCCATCCAGACTGAAGAGCAGCTTCAGCCTTTCCAGCAGGCGATGGAACTCAAGCAGTCTGACCCCCGGAGCTACGACGAGAAGGTCGATCCGGCGATCAAGGCTGCGGTGGACTATTACGAAGAGTCTGGTCAGGCCACCTATGCCACCCAGACCGGCACTCGTAAGGTGCCTGTCCAAAAAGTGCTGAAGAACCAACCGACTCTTCAGATTCTGAACCCCCAAAACTTCTACATCGACCCGTCGTGCAACGGGGATGCTGAGAAGGCTCTGTTTGCTGTAGTCTCTTTCGAGACCAACAAGGCCGAACTGTCCAAGAACAAGAAGCGGTACAAAAACCTTGATCTAGTCAACTGGGAGGGGAATATCCCCATGTCCCAACCGGATCACGAGACGACTACGCCAGATGTGTTTCAGTTTAAGGATGCCTTGCGTAAGCGGGTCGTGGCCTACGAATACTGGGGCATGTATGACATTCACGGCGATGGGCGACTTGTTCCTATCGTTGCGACGTGGATTGGTGATGTTCTGATTCGGTTGGAGGAAAATCCCTTCCCGGACCAGAAGATCCCCTTCGTTCTGGTTCCCTATCTGCCGGTCAAGCGTGAACTTTACGGTGAGCCTGACGCTGAGCTTTTAGAGGATAATCAGAAGATTCTCGGTGCTGTGATGCGCGGTATGATCGACCTTCTTGGTCGGTCGGCCAACGGCCAGCAAGGCTTTGCCAAGGGAATGCTCGATCCTCTCAACCGTCGCCGGTATGAAAACGGGCAGGACTACGAGTTCAACCCTAACCTTTCGCCCGCTAATGGTATTATTGATCACAAATATCCTGAGTTGCCCCAGTCTGGGTTGGTCATGGCCAACCTCCAGAACCAAGAAGCCGAAGCCCTCACAGGTGTAAAGGCATTTTCTGGTGGCTTGTCTGGTGAATCCTACGGCGATGTGGCGGCTGGTATTCGCGGTGCTCTGGATGCTGCATCCAAGCGTGAGATGGCCATTCTTCGTCGTATTGCAAAGGGCATGGTTGAGATCGCCAATAAGATCGTCGCCATGAACCAAGTGTTTCTGTCAGCTGAAGAAGTGATCAGGGTTACGAACAAAGAGTTCGTGACCGTCAAGCGTGAAGACCTTGAAGGCAACTTTGATCTTGATGCTGACATTAGCACGGCTGAGATCGACAACCAGAAGGCTCAAGATCTGGCCTTCATGCTTCAGACCATCGGCAACAACATAGACATTGGCATCACGCTGATGATTCTTGCTGAGATTGCCGATTTGAAGCGTATGCCTGAACTGGCTGAGAAGCTGCGTTCGTGGAAGCCTCAGCCCACACCGGAACAGCAGCAGATGCAGCAGCTCCAGCTTGAGGAAGCCAAACTTAAGGTTGAAGAGCTTCGCTCTAAGATTGAATTGAATAACGCCAAGGCTGAAGAAGCACGAGCCAACCGTGACCAGAAAAACCTCGATTTTGTTGAGCAGGAGTCTGGTACGAAACACGCCCGTGATATGCAGAAGCAAGCTGGTCAAGCCCGTGGGAATATGGATCTTGAAGTAACTAAGGCTGCGCTCAAGACCCAAAAACTAGCCAATGGCAGTGAAACAAGGCCCAATATTGAAGCAGGTATTGGCTGGAACGAAATATCAGACCGACTTCGTGATGCTGGACAACCAACTTCACCCCTTGACTTTACACCCCAAGTTGGGGGACAGCAGCAAATGATCCCCGGTCTGACTGGGGCTTAACTGACCAAAACCCACTCTAATTATATAGAGGCCCAACTTATGACTTCCGTATCGCGTCTTGAGGATCAACTGAAGGACACCAAGACACTCGTTGAGCGTCGTGATGCAATCCTTCGGCTCAGCAAGAATGCTGACTTTCGTACCATCATTCTGGATGCCTTCTTCGTTGAAGAGTGTGCTCGGTATGCACGGGAGTCTGGCGACCCGGCACTCACCCCGGCTCAGCGTCAGGATGCCCTGAATATCGCTCAGGCCGCCGGTCATGTGAAGCGGTTCTTGAACGTTCAGATCCAGATGGGTGACGCCGCTGAAGGCAGCATCGTCGATCTTGAAAATGCCATCGAAGAAGCACGGCTCGAAGAGCAAGTGCCCGTCACCGAGACTGATGGTTATAAGGAGATCGTTGACTAATGGTTGATGTGGTCAATCCGCTTGGGCTGTCGGATGACGACTTCTCCAAGCTGCCGATGCCCGGAGTAGAAGCCCCCGCAGCGGAAGAACCGACCATCGAGGCTCCGGCAGCAGAAGCTGCTGGGGCCGAAGGTGCGTCTGATGAAGAACAGGGTCAGCAAAAGGCGGCTGCCAGTGAAGCAGAAGCGGAAGCCGGAACAGAAGCTCAAAGCGCTGAGAGCGAAAGCGAGGGTGGTGCAAATCCAGCCGCTGGGATTGAAGGTGCTGAAAGTGGTGCTGCACAACCGAAGGCCGAAGAACAGCAGGGTAAGGAAGGGACAGAAGCCCCGAAGTCCGAAAGTGCTGTTCCTGCCACTGGTTCCGGGCCGAAGGTTCTAACGGCTGACGATCACAAGTCTTTCTATGAGAAGGTCATGGCCCCCATCAAGGCCAATGGCAAAACCATTGAGTTGAGGACGCCTGAAGAGGCTATCCAACTTATGCAGCAGGGTGCCAATTACACCCAAAAAATGCAGGCTATCGCACCGCACCGAAAGGTGCTAACGATGCTTCAGAACAACAGTCTTCTCGACGAGGACAAGCTTTCCTTCCTCATTGACTTGGAGAGGGGGAACCCCGAAGCGATACAGAAGCTGTTGAAGGACAAGAATGTCGATGTGTTTGCACTCGACACCGAGTCTGAACCAACTTACCTTGGAGGCAATCACAAGGTCAGTGACAATGAGGTGGCATTCCAGTCCAACTTGAGCGAGCTTAGCTCTACCTCGGATGGTAAGGAAACCCTTCAGACGATCAACTCGACTTGGGATGACGCCAGTAAGGAAGTGCTGTGGGGAGAACCCGGACTTATGCCGGTAATCCATGCTCAGCGTGCGAACGGTATTTATGACCGAATTGTAAGCGAGATGGACCGTCGTCGGACCTTGGGTCAGATTGCCCCTGAAACCACGTTCATCAATGCCTACCGTCAAGTGGGTGACGATCTGATGAAGCTAGGTGGCTTCGATGATCTTGCTTCAAAGGTGGAACCAAAGCCTGCTGCTGCCCCTGTGGCGGTTGCAACTACGGCAGCGGCCCCTAAGCCGGTGGTTGAGAACGGGGACAAGGCCAGTGCCGCCTCTCCCACGAGGAGCACTCCGAAACCGGCAAAGGCCATCGTCAATCCGCTGGCCATGTCTGACGAAGAATTTGAGGCCCAATTTGCTTCTATGCAGGGCCGAGTCTGAAGGAAAAGCATCTCATGCTGAACTACAATGCCCCCATCGACGGTCAGAAGGCGTCCATTGACGGCGCTGGCTCGGATCAGATGGTCACGTTCTTCTGGTTGAAGAAGGCGATCATCGACGCCCGTCGTGAGCAGTATTTCATGCCGCTCGCCAGCGTTACTAACATGCCGAAGAACTTCGGCAAGTCCATCAAGGTCTACCAGTACGTTCCGCTGCTGGACGACCGCAACGTCAACGATCAAGGCATCGACGCCAACGGCGTGACCATTGCCAACGGCAACCTGTACGGTTCGTCGAAGGATGTGGGCACCATCGCGGGCAAGCTGCCGACTCTCACCGAAAATGGTGGCCGCGTTAACCGCGTCGGCTTTACCCGTCTTCAGCGTGAAGGTTCTATCCACAAGTTTGGTTTCTTCACCGAGTTCACGCAAGAATCGCTTGACTTCGATAGTGACTCGGAGCTGATGTCGCACCTGTCTCGTGAACTGATGAATGGTGCGGTCCAGATGACCGAAGCCGCTCTTCAGATGGATTTGCTCGCCGCCCCCGGCGTAGTGATCTATTCGGGTGCGGCCACAGATGTGGACGAGATCACTGGTGAGGTCGTTCCCGAAGTCGTGGGCACCAGCCCCGAGATTCCGGCGTCCATCGTGGACTACGACGATCTGATGCGTCTGGACCAGATCCTGACCGACAACCGCACGCCGACCCAGACCACGATCATCACGGGCAGCCGTCTGATCGACACCAAGGTGCTGGGTGCGACCCGTGTGCTCTATGTCGGCTCTGAGCTGGCTCCGCTGCTGATGCGAATGAAGGATCCATTCGACAATCCGGCATTCATTCATGTTCAGCACTATGCCGATGCCGGTACGGTGATGAATGGTGAAATCGGTGCCATCGGCAAATTCCACATCATTCAGGTGCCGGAGATGCTGCATTGGGCCGGTGCCGGTGCCGAAGTGGACGACAACCCCGGCTACCGCACCAGCACGGTCGGTGGCGTCGAGCGTTACGACGTGTTCCCGCTGCTCTGCATCGGCGATCAGGCGTTCACGACCATCGGTTTCCAGACCGATGGCAAGACCGTCAAGTTCAACGTCATGACCAAGATGCCGGGCAAGGAAACGGCTGACCGGAACGACCCCTACGGCGAAACCGGCTTCAGCTCGATCAAGTGGTACTACGGTATCCTGATCCTGCGTCCCGAGCGGATCGGCGTCATCAAGACGGTTGCCCCGGTCTAAGACCAGTGGCATAAGCCTAAGTTGGGGGGCAGAGGCAACTCTGCCCCCTTTCTTTTGACCAAACCCGGAAGGTATCTTCTACATGGCTGAACAGACTGAAGGCAGCGGCCCGTCTGAACTCGAACTCCTCAAGCAGCGAGCACGCTTGCTCGGTGTGGAGTTCTCGAACAACATCGGCATCGACACCCTTCGTGAGCGTGTTAACGCCAAGATCGGTGAAGTGAACAGTGGGGACACTGGTTCCGAACAGTCCAGCGATGAGGCTGACACGGCCAGCGATGGCACCCAACAGAACCAGAACTTCGATGATGACATTGAAGAAGAGCAGGCTGAAGGGCAGGCTCTGATTCAGAATGCGTTCGATGCAGCGGCTCAGATCGCTGCTACCAAGGTGACTGCCCCCGCGACGACCCCGATCTCGCCCAGTGGCGAGATCAAGCGAGTTACTCCCATTGTGGGCAATACGCCGGATCTCACGGCTTCGGCGAAGACCGGATCGCCATTGGCTCCTCGTGAGGGCCGTACCCCGACGCTTCGTCAGCATCTGTACAATGAACAGATGAAGCTGGTTCGTGTTCGTATTCAGAACCTCGATCCGAAGAAGGCTGACCTCAACGGTGAGGTCATTTGCATTGCCAACAAACATCTCGGCAATGTGAAAATGTACGTGCCTTATGGTGAGACGACCGATGATGGTTGGCACATCCCCTACATCATTTATAAGGAACTGGCCCGTCGCAAGTTCCTGTCGATTCGTACCGTCAAGGATCCTCGGACCAAACAGCCTGTGGTCAAGAAGGGGTGGGCCAAGGAGTTCGCCATCGACATCCTTCCGCCGCTGACGCAGAAGGAACTGAATCAGCTTGCGGTTGCACAGGCGGCTGCTGGGTCGATTGACTCGGGCAACAGCGACCTGCTGTAAGCTGAACCAGAGAAGGTAAAGGAACCGCTAAATGAGCTGTGGTGCAGAAACTGAAGCCAATACCCTCCTCACGGCCCTTCTGGTTGGAGAGGATGTTACGCTTCCTGCAATTGACTTCGAGGATTTCGAGATTCCCGAGGGTCTCCTTGATTCGGTGCTTTTGCCGGTGGCAAAGCTCACGAATGAAGATCTCACCACCGGTCAGCTTAGCGGTTCCGGCACCTTTGATGTCCTGATGCGAGCCTTCAAGGCTCATCTTCAGGTCGAGTTTGATAAGGGCCGGATCACTGGAACCGAATACACCAAGGCATATATTGCCCTCACTGAGTCAGCTATGGCTCAGGGTGTGAACTTCCTCGTCAATCGAGATCAGGCATACTGGGCAGCCGTCACGGCACAGCTTGGTGCCCTTCAAGCTCGAACGATTCTTAAAACTGCTCAGATGCAGTTGGTCACTGCAAAATTTGAAGCTGTAACCTCGAAGGCCAATTTTGGCCTGACCAAGCTGAAAATCAGTTCCGAAAGTATGGCCTACTGCACGGCCAAATACGGTCTGGAAAACATGTTGCCGCAGCAGCTTACGCTGCTAAGGGAACAGACAGAAGCTCAGCGTGCTCAGACCCTCGGCACACGTTCGGATGGTGCTGCTGTTACCGGCGTGCTTGGTAAGCAAGTGGCTCTTTATACCCAACAGATCACGTCTTATCAGCGTGACGCCGAAGTTAAAGCTGCCAAAATGTGGACCGATGCGTGGACCACCATGAAGGCGATTGACGAAGGTCTTGAACCTCCGACAGCCTTTGCAAACGCAACGCTGAACACCATCATGCAACGTGTACAGACGAATAATGGATTGAGCTAATGGGCCTGTTTGGTGGCAGTACGACCTATGTAACTTCTGTGGTTTACAACCTTGCAGGGGACATAGACAAACGCCCAAATTACCTCAAAAGCGTTGTCATTCAAGACAACGTTTACGACTCGGGTGACAAGGCCAAAAGTATCAGAGATGGTTATATGCACGGACCGGGGATGAAACTCCGGTCCTTTGGTCGTTGGTCTCAGCATGACTATTCTGATGTAATGGGATCTGCCACGGGAGCACTGTTGGGCGATAATAGCCTAAACGTGTCTGTACTTACCGATGAAATCGCCACCATTATTGGAAATACCCAGCTTACGGTTCAAAAAGCTGAACTGGAGTTTGCTGATTCAAATTGGTGGGCTGATAGGTGGATTTTAGAGAATCATCCAGAATTGGTTGATAATAACTACCAATCAGACTTTGATGAAGGATCAGGGGAAGTTGTCATTCTTCTCGAAGACGGTGTAACCATTTACCGGTTTACCCCTACCGATTATGATGCAACATCTCGGTATATTTATGCTGTATTTAACACCTATGAAATAATCCATCACCCGGCTGTTCCGGGCGATCCTTTGGCTACTCCACCGATTCCAGAAACACCCGCTCACGGCGAATGGGTTTATGGGGTTGTGCAAATTTTCCTGTATAAGATTGGTTCTGGGAATAGTGTTCTTGACGCTATGGTTGCTCCAAGCTCTGACGGGTCTTGGTTCTTTCCGATAATCCCTTTGCGGATCGACAACAAGTTTGTCGGGCCTGACAAAGATCAATGGGACATCTCTGACCTCGGTGAAGATGCTACCGAGGACCAAATTGATGCTGCATTCAAAGCAAAGCGGGAAGAGTACCCGGAAGCAGATCTTCCAATCAACTACCCTGACATCTATCCCATGGCCAAGCGGGCTTTGAAAAAGAGCATTGGCGGTAAGTTCGGTAAGGTTATTAACAGCCTTGCTAAAAACGTGTCCCTTAAAGACATCGACTATGCTTACGCGGTGTTTGGTGTTTGCATTAACACAAAGGAGGATACAGCTAAATTGTATCTGTGGGAGTTCTTTGACAGGTTGGTCGATACCCAAGAAGAGCATGACCCAACATCGTGGGAATCCAGCATCATTGATTATCGGGTAAAAATGGCTGCTTGGGTTGCTTGGGTAAATGGCGGAAGTGTTGGAACTGAACCGGAAAAGCCGGTCTATCCAAGTCTCTTAACCCAAGGCATTAGAATCCATGCTGAAGGTTCTGCACACATCAATTATGATGTAACTATTAACTGGAACGGTATGGCCCGCTCCAGTGGAACCGGTATGCGTAGCCCCACAGCAACGGTTGGTTCTGTTTGGTGGGAAGTTGGTGCTGACCTTGAATACGAAGAGATCTTTTACTCTCTTAGCACAGAAACTGTTATCTCTAAGGTTCGGGAAAGAGTGAGTATTTTTATTCAAATAGATTCCGATAATTGGAAGGCTATTACGATTTGGAATCTCACACACAACAACATGATTTACAATGGCAAGGCTGTCAAGACATCGGCAAAGAGAGCCATTCTTTCTCAAAATGACAAAGGCGAAACTATTCCTTACGAAGAAAGCGGATTTATCATTCCGCTAAACTTTGATTTGTTTCGTGACATGAGTTTGGCAAAGTCTACGCAGATGGCCACTGCGTCGTGCTACCTTGTGCTTAATTGCTACAAGGTCGTTAAAAAGAAATGGTATCAGACACTGTTTTTTCAGATCCTGATAATAGCTATCATCATTGCAGTGATTATTATATTTCCGCCTGCCGCTGGTTCTGGCGGCGTTCTTGGATCTAACGCTGCTATTGGATCTGCTCTGGGGTTTTCTGCGGGAACTGCAATTATTATCGGGGCAATTGTAAACGCAATTGCTGCAATGATAGTTGCAAAGCTCATTGTTAAAGTTGCCACTGAATTGTTTGGAGATAAGTGGGGAGCTATCATAGGAGCTATGGCAGCTTTTGCTGCACTGTCTGTGGGAAGTAGCCTTGCTAACGGTGGAACCCTTGCTTCAAGTTTTTCCCATATGTCTAATTTGTCCAACATTTTGGCTATGACAAATGCCGTTGGTGAAGGGGTGCAGGGCTACATCGGAGCTTTGGCTCAAGACAAGTATGAGCAAACTTCCCAACTTCAAAGTGACTACGCTCAGAGAGAAGCAAACCTTGAGAGTCTCTATACAGCAAACATTGGCCCTGATATGGCATATCTAAACCCTTTGGGAATGATTCAACATAGGCAATACGTGCCTGAAAGCTCTGATCTTTTCCTAAGCCGGACCCTGATGACGGGGAGTGACATAGTTGAATTTACAAACAGCTTGCTCACCAACTTCGCTAAGTGGACCATCAACACTGATCTTCCATGAAGGAGGCCCTCGTGGCTAGTGAAGCTTTCAATAATGCCTTTGGGGGCGACTGGCTTCAGAGTCTAAATGGTTTGGACTCGCAGAAGTTTGCTCCTGTTGTCCAGAAACCGATTCAGATCCCATATCAAGCTGGTGCCATTCCTATTACCAATGCTGATGTGCTCGGTACTGATTGGAGTAAAACCCTACCTTCAGCCTTGACTGGTGGGGCAGCCGGTGACGCCTCTATCGCGGGTGCTTTGGACCGATATACGGCTAGTCTTGGCAAGATGAAAACCGGTGATTGGATCAACGCTGGTTTGGGCGGCGTTCAAACCATAGGGGGTCTGATCGGGGCTTTTGGTTCTCTTGGCCTTGCCAACAAGCAATTCAACCTTTCCAAGCGAATGGCTGAAACCAATCTTACTAATTCAGTGCAGGCGTATAACACTGCTCTTGAAGATAAGGCCCGCTCTCGTGCTGTAATGGAAGGCACATCAGCCGCTGATACGGCGGCATACATTGCCAGCCACAAGGCTACCACAGGCAATTAAGGAGTAGACGTAATGGCTCAGCTCACTTGGCGTGAAATGCAGGCCCCCGATCTGAGCACGTCTCTTCGGGGCTACCAACAGTTTAGTTCTCTTTTGGATAGTGCTCTCGGGAAGGCACAAGGAACCGTAGATCGCATTAATACCTCGATGGATGAACGTGCTAACAACGGTGCTTTGCGTATTGCTGCTGCTATTCAGGATCCTGAACAGGCCAAGCAGATTCTGCTTGACCCTCGGTTTATGAATGACCGGCTAGATGGCCGGACCATTGCCCAACTTGCTACTCGACCGACACAGATTACTGCTCAGCAAGCAGGTGAGCTGGCGTTTTCGGATGCCAAACTGGCTTCGCAGCAGGGCAAAGCTGAAGACGCTCTTGGTGCGGATCTCACCCGTGCCTATGCTCTTCGGGAAGCTGAGGGTGCTGGACAGCTTACGGCTGAAGGTCGGGCCGAGTACAAGGCAATTCGTGATCGTATTGCTGCTGCTGCTGGCGGTGTCGGATCTAAGAACGCTTTGAGTAATTTGACGACTCTTTCGAACGCCGAAACTGATGCTTTGGGTCGGGCTACCTCTCGACTGAACATGGATAATACCCGCCTCAACATGAGTAATGTTGAACAGACGATGAGGTTTGCTGCACAAGAACAGGGCTGGAAAGCTGAAGATCGTGTGGATCTGGCCAACGCTTCGAACGCGGTTCGGGACGTGCTTCAAAATGCTCGTGATCCAGACACAGCCCGTAACATCCTGAGTCGCTACAAATTGTCTGGGAAGGCTTACAGTCTGGCAGTTAGTCAGCTCGGGGGTCAGTTCAAAGGTCTCGTGGGCGACGCCCCTATCAGTGGTGATCCGGCTTTGGCCGGTATCGGTGATCAAGGTTTTACCGGCCCCGGTTTGAACGGCGACTACCGCTCGTTCATGTCCAAACTGGAGAATGCCTCGGGTAATCCGAATGCTAAAAACGGAAATTCTTCAGCCTCAGGGCTGTACCAGTTCACGGACGGTGCGTGGCTTGGAACTATCAAGAAAGCAAATTCGTCTTGGGCACGGGGCAAGAGCGACTCTGAGCTGATAGCTCTCAAGTCGAACCCTCGGTATCAGGATATGGTGGAACAGGCTTTTCGTGCAGACAATGCACAGATGTTGGCCAATGGTGGTTATGCCGCATCTAATATCAATCTCTACGGTATGCACCACTTCGGTGGTGTTAATGGTATGAAGTTTGCGGGTGCCAGTGGCAACACGCCAATGACACAGATTCTGACTCAGGCGCAGATCAATGCTAATCCACATCTTCGCAACATGACGAAAGATCAGGCCATCCAGTATTGGGGGACTAAGACGGGTGGGGCGGTGTCCACTGGTTCTTTGTCAGGTGCTACGGATGCTGCTCTTACAGGCATTGCCGGTCGTAGAAGCCAAAACAACGTCACGTCTAATCAGCGTGACTGGGTGGCTGGCCTTAATGACACTCGGGATGTCGAGCAGGTTATTCAAGATCTCAAGAAGGACACTTTCAAAGGTGTCTCAGACGACTATATCCGTCGTCAGATTCTTGAGGGTATGAGTAAAAATCCGGGCGCTAACGCCGCTCAGGTGGGGGGTGTTCTACGTCGTTCTGTGGGTTCAGGTGATAATGGCTTCTGGGGCTTTGGTTGGGCACGTTCAGGTATCGATGCTGTCATGCCTGACTGGTTCAAGACCCCGAAAGCACCAAACCTTGGTAATGGTCGTCGAATTGACTACACCAAGCGTGATGCTGGTTTGGCTGAAGTTCGTTCGGGCGATGTCATCGACAACGTGCTGGCGGATAAGGCTTTGGGGGATACGGCTGCTGTTGTTGAAGCTCAGCGAAAAATCTTTAACGATGCTGACGTGGCTTATCGAACGGCTGTTTCGTCGAGGGACAGTCGAGTTCGTAATTCGCTCCCTGCTTTGGAACGCGCCCGAAACATTGCTGCTGCCAATCTTCACATGACGTTGGGAGCAATCGCTACTGATGGGAATAGTCGCTATCAGACGCCTCCGGTTGCAACAACCGCAGGTAATCCCAATAGGTCGAATCCACGCCGGATCATCAACAGTCGTTTTCAGTAACTGACATAGGAAAGGTCTTCCCCTAAACATCCGCATACGATAGGGATCCTGAAATCACTCTGATTTCAGGATCTCTTCATGGCTTCTCGCTACCAGCAGCTTTTGAACCAGTACGCCGGAGCAATGCCCACCCCATTGCCCGTGCAGAAAGCGGAAGAGGTTGAGCAGGCTGCTGACTCCAAACGACAAATGCTGGAGGGCCTGACGCCACAAGACGGCTATGATGCTGCCACTATCCGTCACGATCCTAACATGGCTGGCCTCAGCTCGGCCTCGGAAATCGAACGAGATATGGCTACGGCCAGTCCGCTTGACCTGTATCTGAAGTACGGTGATGCAGCTCGTGGGATGATTGCCAACCGCAGTACCGGTAGCATTCAGCGTCAGGCCGACATCACTAATACTGACTCCAATCGAATTGGAGACATGATTACGTCTATCCTCACTGGCACGACTAATCTCGTTGGTGGTGTGGCTGGTCTAGGTGCAGGTGCCCTATCTCCGGTGATCGGGGCCAAGCCCGGTCACGCTATTAATGAAGTCACTGGCGATGTTACCGGTTTTATCAAGGGGTTCCAGTCAGAAGCCGTGAACGCCTCGGATCGGGTCTATGACGCGGCCCGTCGTATGGCCGAACGTGACAACCGCGAGACGGCAAATGGAATTGCAAACGATCTTCGTCCTTATGTCGGCGACACCGTTGCCGAAGCTTCGGCCGGTGTGGCTGAAGGTGTGGCCGATACCTACTCGGCTCTGAAGAACTCGTGGGAGAACCCCACGATGGCGCTGAATACTACAGGTGAGGCTATTGGTTCGCTACTGCCGATTGGCAAGTTGACCAAGGTTCTTGGTAAAGTAGGTGGTGCTGTAGTTCGCCGTGTTGGTATGGCAGGTGCCGTCGAAGAGATCGCCGCTGCTAAGACAGCCGGTCGTTATCTAACCGTGGGTGATCGCATCGCTCTGTCAGCCACTGAACATGCTCCGGTTATGGCTGCTATTGGTCTGTCTGAAGCAGGCGGTTCATTCCAAGGTACGGAGCAGGAAGCCTACCGTCAACTGAAAGAGCAGGGTGTCGATGAAGGGGATGCTCTACGTATTGCCAACAACGCTGGTCTGTCGGCTGCATGGAAGCAGGGTCTGGCTGCAATGGCCAGTGGTGCTCTGACTGCGAAGTTCGAGGCCAACCCGTTTGCTAAAATGTCTCCCCGCGAGTTCGCCAAGATCTTGCTCAAGGAGCCTATCGAAGAAGGTTTCCAAGGTGCATCGGGTCAGCTTGCCCAGAACCTTGCGGTGCAGGACTACGTGAACGCAGATCAACGTCTCATGGAAGGCGTAGGCGAGCAAGTGGGTCTAGGTATTGTGGGTGCTCTTGGTTCCACTGGAGCTGTGCAGACACCGGGTCTTGCTCTTCGTGGTGCAATTGAGACGGCCAAGCTTCCTTTCCGTGCTGCCGGTGCTGTGCTTACGTATCAGGGCAACCGTGTTGCTGCTCGGAACCAGAAGGTTCAGGATGATGCTCTTCGGGGTATCTTTGGTGAAGCTGATGCTGTTTTGCCGGATGCTCAATCTGAAGCTGAACAGGCCATTGAAGCTGCCAAAGCCAATGCTACGGTTAAAGCTGCTGCTCGTGAATGGGTGAATGGTATGGTGGAAAGGTTCCAACAGACCAAGAGTGTGCAGGCTGCTGCCGACATCGTGAATAAGGTCGGTGGTGCCACCAAGGATAAGCTGGATGCTGCCCTTGAAGTCATCAACGGTATCCGTAATTCTGAGACCACTCAGGATGATGAGACTCCGGCACCTTTGGCCAATACGACCATGCAGAGCATCAAGGATGCTGTGGCTAATGTGGCACAGTCTGAAGGTGTCCAGCAGGCCATGGACAATGCCAAAACCATGTTCGGTCGTGCTGCTGGTGCTATCAACGCTGGCGTTCGTTCGGCGATTGCTGGTCAACAAGCTCGTAAGGCATCTGCCCCTGAAGACATGCAGGTTGCTGCAAATCGTCTGGTAGGTCTGGCCGAAACCAATCCCGAGAAGTTGGACCCGGATGCTGCAAACCAGATCCTTTACCACGCTGGTCAGGGGACTATTCAGCTCACGCCGGTTCAGACGAACGCTCTTCGTATGGGTGTTGCTGCTGCGCGGACTGCCAAGGATGCCACCAATGTGGGCAGCAAGTATGGCCTAACCGGTGCTCAGGCGGTGGCCGAGAACGTACTCACGAACGGTCGAAAGAAGGGCGAGCGCCTTTCGCTTCAAGAGCACCTTAAGACCATTCGAGCTGCGCTTGACATGGGTGATCGTGAAGCTGCTACCCGTGCGTTCCGAGAACTCAGTGGCTTTGCTCAGCACTTGTCGAACCAAGTCGTTGCGATCAACGACGCTTTGGTTGGTGGGAACACGAACGACAAAAACCCAGTCACTTTCAATGCTCATGTCGGCAATGGTGTTTTTAAGCCCCTCGGAAGTCGGTACGTTCAACCAACCTCTGAGAAGAGCGTCAAGATTGCCCAAGAGATGGCCACTCAGGCTGCTGTTGTCGGAGCGGCGGTGAACAACCTGAGTGATGCTTTCCCCGAGTTCAGCATCCCTCACATCGAAATTTCTTCGCTTGATCCATTGCTCGATGGTGATGCGACTACCGTCGCCAAAGAGTATGCGAGTGGGAAACGTAAAGCTTCGGTCAATGAGGCAGACAGTATTACTGTCGAGGCTGGGCAGGTCGATCAAGGTAAAACACCCTATGAGATGCAGGTGGTGGAAGAACCTAATGTAGATCAGACCAATAGTGAACAGGCTGTGTTTGAACCAACCCAAAAGGTTGAGCAGTCGCAGACAGAAGTTGTTGTTTCTGAAGCTGAAAAGGTTTCCGCCGTTGAAGAAAAAACTTTGATAACTGAAGCCACTCTTGTTGATCAACCGGGGGAACAGGGAATCGAATCCTCGGTAACTGACAAGCCTGTATCAGAGCAGGTTCCTGCTGAGGAAGTTCAGAAAGATCAGCGTGTTGGTGGTGACAGCAACCGGGTCACTCGTGCGTTTACTGAACCAAATAAACCTAAGACCCGTATTGCTGAATCGGTGTCACCCCTTCAAGATGTGAAAGATGCTTTGTCGTCTGAAACTGCTCTTCGTGAAAAGCTTGGTGAGATTGAGTTAAACCGCCGTTTCACTCAGGAAATTGCCGACCAGTATCGTGAACTTCTCGCTGCCGGTGAGCGCATCATTCAGGTGATGACGGCTCGAATGCAGAAAGCTGTCAAGAGCAAACTTGGTCGTTTGTCGTTTGAGGAACTGCTTCCTAAACTGGAAGCCGGTGCTCTCAATGCTGTGATCCAAGATGCCAATGGCAATTACATCTACGATCCAAAAATTGTAGAATCCGCTGTGCTTGCTGGTCTTCAGTGGGTTCTGAAGATGAACAGCCATGGTGTGACCATGACTGATGAAGCTGTGCGTGAAGCCTTCGGTCTTACAAGCGATGCTTATATTCCAGATGGTTTGGCAGACAGGCTTTCGGCTGGTCTCTCGACTGCCGAGGTATCTCGTTCTCTGGCTCAAGCCATTGGCCAGTTCCTCGGTCTGAAAGAACGCACTGACATTCCCGTGAATGAGGCACAGGCAGTCAAAGAAGGTCTTGCTAAGGAAGTTCTGACAGCATTGATCAATCAAGGTCTTGTTGATGAGTTCAAGGTGGACATCTCGGAAATCTCCACCCGTGACAATGTGTCTGATGTTGTTCGTTTCCGTCCGGGGGTTATGCGTGAAGCAGATGCCATTGATGAAAGTGGTAATGTCAGGCGGGGTAATGTTGTTCGCGATGAGCAAGGTAACCGGATCAGGGCTATTGCCCCTGACGCTGCGATCCGTGGTTTCCCCGATGCTATTGAAAAAGCTGTACTAACTGACACACAGCCTGAAAGTTTTGTAGGTGAGATGCCTACTGAAGTTGCAAAAACGCAACTTCGGTCAGACACACCTGTGACTAAAGAGCAACAGGAAGTGATCAAGGCTGAGCAAGCCATTGAACACAATGTCAATCTACCTTTCATCAATCTGCTGATTAGTGCTGGTCAGGAGTCTGAAGAACTGGTGTTGCGTCTGTTTGCTGGACAAATCGATGACACTATGAACGAGAACCACAAGCGTTCTGTTGAAGGTCGTCGTCTGATGTTCCAGTCTGCTTTCCGCTCGATCCAGAACCTCATGGCTGAGGTCACGAACGTGGCAAGCAAGAGTGGTCGTGATCTCGGCACTGTGCCGGTCTACTTCCGTTATGCTTATACGGTCGTAAACCGTCTTCAGATGTTGGGTAAGAACAATCCACAGTTCAGCAAGCTGATGCGTGAATTCATTCTACCTACGTGGGATGTATTGGATCTGACTGATTCACAGAACCGCTTGAAATTCTCTCTTGGTCTGGCTCAGGCTCTTGGTGTGAAAGTTCACAAGGTTCAGCCTAAAGTGATGTTGGTCGAACTGAAGGATGCTCTTGCCAAGTTCCCTAAAACTCTGGAAATGTTGGGTAACAGCAGCTTCAAGCTGACTGAAGCTGCTGTCGATACCATGATTGAAGAGGGCGTCGAAAGCCCTGTAATGCTTCATGCCTTGATGGAGTACGCACGTCTTCAGAAGCCTGAGACCGACAAGAGCAAGTTCAAGACTGCTCTCTACTTTGAAGCAGATGGTGTGACCAACGGTGTGGTCAACGCAATGTCATTGTTCTCGTCGGGCAGCTTCACACCAAACTGGGTGTCGAACATTCAGCGTGGTGGTCTGTGGATCGGTGAGCAAGCACTGTCTCTGGCTCATATTCGTCAGACTGATACTGATGCTCAAGACGATCTGTACGGAAAAGCAGCAGAGAACACTGCTTACAATGTGCGTAAGCTCATTCAGAGGCATGAGGGCAAAGACACAGGCGAGGTTATGCTCTCTGTGCTCCATGTACTAACAACCCTTCTTCCAAAAGGGATCCAATATGATGAGAAGAGTAACAAGCTGAAGCTTGATCGTGCTGCTACCAAGAACCCATTGACCATCACGGTCTACGGCTCTGGTGTTATGGGCATTGCAGGTAACATTCTCGATGAAGCTCTCAACGCCATGTATGAGCGTTTCTCACAAGCTGCTGCTCGCAAGAAAGCTGATCCGTCAATCTCCGATGGTCAGGCATTCTTTGGGGGTGATAGGGCTACGGCTGATAAAAAGTGGAATCGTTTCACCAAGGCTATGCGTGTCCTCGGGGCTAACAAACTCGTGAAAGAAGAAAATAATCTCTACGTTGCAGAGACCGGCATTGATAGGATTCTTTCTGGTTCCAACTTCACGGATTACACCGTGGATAAGGTGGCAAAGCGTGCCCTTCAGGAAAGCTTCCTTCACGCTTTTGTGAACCCAATGGTTCGCGGGATCACCAAGACTGTTGGTAGTGATCTCATCGGCACTATGGATTTGATTAAGAGGCAGACTCAAACGTGGTCGCTGGTTGGTCAGTTCATGTACCAGAATGCCTATGAGAAAGCACTCAAGGCAAAGCGTGCAGCCAATCCTGATATGGATAGCTACGAGCTTCTGTCGAAGGATGAAGAAGACTTTATCCGTAAGCAGATCGATCAGAACCTACCCCAGTTTAGCACCGGGACACAGAACTATACGTTCGGTCAGCAACAGCGTCTGAACTTTCCGTTCATGACTTCAAAGAATGGCAAGCCCCTTGGGCTTGAATTCAGTCGTGCTTTGGATGATCGTTTTGAAACTCCAGCTTATGGCTACATGCCGGGTGATGCTGGTGTATCAGGTCAACCTAACATGACCATTGGTAATGGTGATGGTCAGGCTGTGCAGAACATCATTAAAAACCCTGAAACGCCTAAAAAGCGTCTTCAGATCTTCGATGGTATTCACTCTACGATTGCCGAACTGGACAAGATGGGTCTCGCTGCAAACAAGGGTGTCTTCGACTCTTGGCAGCGTAATCCAATGGCTGATCTGGCAAAGGCATTTCGTAACTTTGCTGATCAGGTTGATCTGTCCTCACTGACTGAGGATCAGCTCAAGGCTCTTGCCAAGAGCGTTTTTGGTGGGTGGACTGCGGTTCCTGCTGCCAGTGATTTGGAATTGACCATCAAGACTATGGCCATTTCCGGTCAAGAAGTGGCAAACAACATTGCTGCACGTCAGCGTGTGCTTGCCAGTGTTCAGCATTCTGTGGACCAGATGGCAGGTGCGGCAGCACCTTATAGCAATCCGGGCTTGATCCTGTCTGGTTCGGCGGCAGCCAAAGCCGCTCAACTCAATAAATTGCTTGCCGTTGAAAAGGCCAAGAACGAGCCTGTTAGAGCGTTCGAAGCACCTACCCAGTCTGTGACACCAGATTCGACTGAAACGTCTGTAAAAGCCTCTGAGAGCAATTCTGAGACTAAAGCTCAAAAGCCTTCTTTTACCCAGATGAACATGTTCTCTGCTTTGGGCGCTCCGGTCACTTTGTTTGGTCGGGCATTAGAAAAAGTGATTGCAAAGGTCTCGGACAACCTGCTTACGCGGGCATTGCTTCGTGATGTAGTTCGATCAGATAAGCTGAAAGATTACACCGTTTATACTGGAAGCCGTGAAGCATTAATCAATCGTGCTGCTGACATGGGTATCATTATCCCGGCTGATCGTCAGGATACCTTTAATGGTATGATTCATCCTGAAAGCCGTCAGATGTTTGTGCTCAATGGTGATGCTGAAACGATGCTTCACGAGAGCATTCATGCTGTCACTTATGAGACAGTTGCTGCTCATTACCGTGGTGAAAATGTCGGACCTGAAGCCAAGGCTGCTATTACTCGCCTTGAAGGCTTGATGGGGGAGTTTCGTAAGATTGGTAATATCAACATTGGTTTTGGTTCAATTGGTAATCCCGAAGACATTATGAATAAAGGGACCAAGGAAGAGTATGTCTCAGCCTTTGGGCAAGACATCTTTGACAGAATAGAAGCTGGTGAGATTACTGAAGAAATCATAAATAAGGTTCAAAAGGGTATAGACCTACTGGAAAGCAAACAGCTTAAAGAGCGATTTAACTCTTACGGAATTAGCGATAAAGTCTATTTCCGTATTGTGGATAGCCTCAGTAAGTATGCTGTTGCTCTCGGAGGTTCTACTATCGACACTGTAAATGGTGCATACCTGTATCCCAACAAGGATACAAAGGGCTTTGGGGCGAAGAAGCCTTTGCTTCTAATTGCCCGTGATATGATGGAAGACCCTGAAAAAGTTATTGATCATGAAACTATCCATGCTTTCCGCCAGCTTGGTATGTTTACGGTGGAAGAGTGGAACACTCTTGTAACTGAGGCGCTTAGCAATAAGTCCTTGAAGAAGTCTGTTGATACTCGTTACATTGGATTGTCTAAAACAGCTCGTAATGAAGAAGCTGTTGCAGATCTGTTTGCTATGTGGCGTCAGAACAACAGTGTTGTTTCTGAGAAAAACAACTCGATCTTTAAGAAGCTTTTGCTGATGATTGGGTCTGTGTTTTCGGCCTTTAAGAATCAACAGAATCTTTCTGGTTCAGTTGAAGAGATTTTTAAAAAGATTGTTAATGGTTCACTCGCAAAGCGTGGTCCGCAGCAGTCTGCTGTTTCTGGTCTTTTGGGTAGTGCAAGCATTGCTCAAAGTAGTTTTGATGTAGCTTATCAGAATTCTTTGGCTGAAATGAATCGCCACTTTATGAATGACGATAAAGCCGCTGAGCTGAATGAATTCATGGCTTGGTCGCTTTCGAATGTCGCTCTTCGTGATAAGCTTCAGACTATCAAAATTACTGACAAGTCTCTCAGCATTCCCCGCAAGGTGGTTCAGACCATTAAGGCACTTCTATGGGGTGGTAAGCGTTCGGCTGCTGTGAGGGATGATCTTTTTACGAACATCCGGTTCAATACCGCTATCATCATGCGGTCTAACCCGACCCCCTCAGAGATGACCAGCAGTGCTACTCTGTATCATGATCCCAGCTTTGGTAATGATCAGAGACTGATCAAGCTTCTGGAATCGGTAAAGGGTAAAATTGCTGATTACATCACTGAAGATGTGATCAATCGTGTGAACCTTGCACGTCGTGCAGGTCTGGAACCAGCAAAGGAAACTGATGCAGCCAAAGGCTTCGAGAAGGATACTCGGGGTAAGGTAGACCGTGGTCGTATCCAAGGTGCATCGGCTGCTATTGCCTTTGATCGTGTTGGCTTTGACTTCACGATGCAGGAGCGTATGGCCTTCGTCATGATGGTGTCTGTCATGGCAACTGCTGCTGATCTGGATGCAAATGCTACCAGCCGTATGCAGGAAATCTACACGCATGTTGTTTCGAACCTTTCGGTCGATGATTTCTTGCGTGACCCGACCACCAACAACCCTGAAGACAATGAGCAGGCAAACAAGAAGTTCAATTTGCTGACTGGTGGCTTTGCCAACCGAACAGACAACCGTGATCGTTCATTGATTATGCCTGCTTTTGTGGCTCTTGCTGCAACCAACCCCGAGTTTCGTGCAATCATCAACAAGATGCCTATGCCAAAGGGTAAGTATGTTGGTTGGAACTCGGTGGACAACATCCTCGATAACATCGGGGATATGGGCATGGATGCTGTGAGCCGTGTGGTTTCTGGTGAAGGTGCCCTGACCAAGAATGTTCAGGACTCTATCGATAACCTTGTGTCTCAGATGCTAGAAACCAATGCTGAAGCAGAGATGTTCATCGAGAAGTACACCAAGCCTGTTGGCTCTGCCATTGATCAGGTCAACGAAAAGCTGGTGTCTCTTTTCAACTGGCTCGGTGAAAAAGCTGAAGCCAATCTTGAGAAAGCAAAGACCGATCCCGACGCCAAGATCAAACTCGCTCTCGCTAGCAGCTTGAAGACTTTGACTGGTATTTTGCATGAACCTACTGGGCAGGGAACTGCCATGAAGGTCATGTCCACTGCTAACCAGTCTGAGGGACTGTGGAAGCCTTTCTATGATCTACTGAAGGATCTCGTTGGACGTACTGTTGAGAATGCTCGGGTTTATGATCTGATCAAGTTGGCACGCTATCATGTGTCCAGCTTGCGTCAGCAATTTGTGGAAGAACTGCCCAAGATCATCAACAGCAAGTTCAGCCGTGATCTTACTGAAGTTGAACAAACTGCGATGTTCAAGGGACTTGCCCAGACCGACCTCGCAAGTTTGTTGGGGGACAATACCATTCAGGAAATTCTGAAGTGGGTGTTTAATCCTGCTGCTCGTGACATTAAGATCAAAGAACTCTCGGACACGATCAGTGACCTGTCACCAGAAAATGCTGCTTTGATCCTGAGCAAGTCTGAGCAGCTTGCCGAGTACATGATCAATAAAAAGTCTGGTTCGAGTTTGCTGCGTAATGCTGATGCCATTGCTCATCTTCTGAATGAGGGTAAGCCTTCGCCTGTGACCAGCAAGGAAATGGTCAAAGCCATTGATCATTTGGTTTCGTTGAAGGCTCTGTCCAAAATCAGCAGCCGTGATAGCATTGCTCTTTCTTCACTGGTTCTCAGTGAAAAAGAGGGGCTGAACTTTGTTCTGAACTCTCTCCGTGGACAGCGTGAGACTGAACAGTCCAAGGCTGACGGCAATGCCCGGTTCAATCACTACAAGGGTCATATGACTTCTATGCCGGGTGATAGTGTCAGCCTTATTGTGGCCCATGATAATGAGACAGCCAAGCTCCTCGAAAAGAGCTACATTCGTCTGGGGCCATTGGTTGGTTCGCCTCGTGATCCTTCTGCGAAGAATCGCTCGTACTTCTATGCTCCCGTTTCTGGACGTGCTGCATATTCGCAGGGCATCGCACAGAATGTTCAGCGGACTGTATCCGGTGTTGACCACGCTACCGGGTTCACTCTTGGAACTACTGGTGGGATTATCACAGATCCTAAGTTTGTGGCGAAAATTCGTCAGAACAAGGCTGTCGAAAAGGTTGGATCTGCTCTGCTTCCCGTGTTTGACGCAAAGGGCAAGCTATATGCATACGAACGTCAGGTAGCACCAGCTATGCTGGATCGTTTGCAAGGTGATACAAACCTTGCAAAGATGATGGGTGCTCGTGGTGGTCGTCAGGCTGAAGAAGCTGCTGCCATGACGATCAACAGACTGCTGATTGATAACCTGCGCGATATGTGGGACCGTGATCGTCGTGCTGGTAAACAGAACGAGTATCAAGATCTCTTCAAGTCCACTGATCCAGTTGTGCAGGACTCTGTGAGCATCCTCTCGAATGAGATGAAGATGTATATCACTGCACGTTTCCCTGAAGGCTTCATGGTTCGTAGCGACATGGTGGATGACGCTATCGGCTATCGTGCCGCATCGATTGGTGACGTGTGGACTGGTACTTCACGTTGGTCTGAGCAGACTCAGGAAATGGTCAAGAAGGCTATGATGGGTATGTTCGGTAACAAGGCTTATGCCTATGCGGTCAAAGCTGAAAAGTTCTGGCAGAATGCCATTGTGCAAGACATTCGCACTATGATCATCATCCGGTCGGTCATCGTGCCGATGGCAAATGCTGCCAGCAATGTTTACCAGTTGATTGGTCGTGGCGTGCCTATGACTTCAATCTTCCGTGGCATTCCAAAGAAGACTGCTGAAATTGAAAGCTGGCACAAGACTCGTATCCGTCAGATGGAAGCAGAGGCAGAGCTTTTGGCTACTACTGATTTGGTTCAGCGCCGTAAGCTGGAAGTAGAGATCAAAGCTATCTCTGACAGTCATAAGCGGCTGACCATTTGGCCTTTGCTGGAACGTGGTGAGTTCTCCTCGATCTCGGATGCTGGATCCAGAGAGGATGTACTTCTCACACAAGGTAAGTTGTCAGATTTTATTGAAGCTCAGATTGACAAGCTTCCCTCTGCTGTTCGAACTGCCGGTAAGTATGCCATTATTTCGAAGGATACAGCTTTGTTCCGTGCCCTTCAGAAGACGGTGGATTATGGTGACTTTGTGGCAAAGGCCATCCTTTACGATGACCTCACGAAGCGTCAGCATAAAACCAAGGAAGAAGCTCTTGCTCGCATCACTGAAGAGTTCGTGAACTACGACAGGCTGCCGGGACGTGACCGCCAGTATCTGGAGTCGGTTGGTCTTCTCTGGTTCTGGAACTTCAAGGTTCGTTCGTCTAAGGTTGCTTTGAGTATGCTCAGAAACAATCCTGTTCATGCGATTATTGCAGCCAACATGCCACTACCGATCAATGGTATTGGTCTGCCACTGGAAGATAACCTTTGGTCCAGCCTGTTTGATGGCAGACTGTTCAACAGCTTTGGTCTTCACACGGGCTTCAGAGCACCGGGTCTTTTGCCTTTGGGTGGTCTGCTAAACTAAAAGAAAACCCCCCAGCGGTTCCTACGCTGGGGGGTTTGTTCTTGACCTATCAGGTATCGTCCGAAGGCTTTTTGTCTGACTTGGAGAGCAGACAAATTGCCACCCAGATGATAACGCCGACTGCGATGTACGGGGCAGCGGCAATGACGGCAGCACTCAGTGCAAAGAATACTGCCACCATCACGACCCCGATCAACAGGGCCTTCATATAGGTCAGTTCTTAGGCTTGTCCAGCTTTGCGAACAGCGATTGTCGCGGAGCCACTTCCGCCTCGGTGGAAGCTTCAAGCTGAGCTTCTACCTCAACGGCTTCAGCCGTCGTGGTGGTTGCTTCGTCCTGCCCGGCTTCGACTGTCTCTTCCTGAACAGCGTTCAGGTCGATAGCGTCGGCAGCACGGGCAGCTTCTTCCTCAGCCGACATTTCAGCGGCAGATTCAACTGGGGGTGTGGTGGTCGGAGTGGCCTTGGCTTCAGCAGCCTTGGCGGCGATGTTCAAGGGCTTGGTGCCCGAGGTCTTCACCTTTACCGGAGTCGGCTTGACAACTTCTTCCTTGGGAGCCGAAGCAACCGCCGTGGCGACAGCAGCAGTCGCTTCAGCGGGGTTCAGGTCGATGGCAGCCGTGAAGCCGCTGGGACCACGAGTGGCCGACAGTGTGATGCCGATCTTGGTGTTTGGGTCAAGACCCGGAACCAGCGAACGGACATGGATGTCAATGGCCTTTTCGATCTCTTCCTGATCGAGCGTCATGTTGAACGCCATATTGTATTTCACCTTTCAAATAGCCGCATGAGGTTCTGGAAGGTTGGGGTCAAAACCCCAGCGTGAATTGCAGCAAGAGCATCTGCGGCGTGTTCAGCCTTGCTGTGAATATCACCCTTCGTAAAGCCCTTACCGCTTTGCTCATACAGCGGCCAGTTCGCTTTGGGGTAAAGATTTACCCCCCAATCGATCATCTGCTGCTTAGTGGCGTTCTTGTTGCCGGTCGCTGCCTTCTTCACCTCAAAGGCAGTGACTTCGATCAGAGGGATACCCTCTGCTCGGACGGCACCAAGGATACCCATGCAAACGCCGTAGCTTGCCATCGCCCGTGCCGATTGAGATCCCACGGGGCACTCAACGAACACGACTTTGGATTTGCGGGCGACTGCCAGAGCTTTGACGGCAAGTTGCTCACTGACAAATAGATCAGTTGAGTTCTGACGGACCTGCTTGCCCTTGAGCTTCTCTGGTTCCACGACTGACAGGTTGAGACCATCGAGATAGCCTCCTGAAAGGTCGAGTGTGGCTTCAACAATACCCCAATGTGTGAGACTGGGATCGAAGCCTGCGACATTAATGATCATATTCGCTCCAGAGAAAAGCCCCCTTCAGCTAACACTGAAGAGGGCCGGTTCTTACCCCAACTTAAGTTGGGGATCAAGCGTGATTAGCCTTTGTTAAAAAGGCTCTTCCGCTCACCGCCGTTGTTGCCACCACCATTTTGGGCGGTAGGTGCCTTGTTCTGACCGGGACGACCTGACTGACCGGCAGCACCGTCCTTGATGGTACGCTTGTCGCGGACCTTACCCTTGTGGGCTTCGAGCCAGCTATCCCAAAAAACACCTACGTTTTCGCCGGACTGGTTAAGAATGGCATCATCTGTGACTGAACCATTGTTTTCAAGAGCGACTTCAGCTTCACGAACCGTGCAACGGAACTGTGGGAAGAGAGCCTTTTCGGTCTGGTTTACCTCACGTTCGTCGGCAATGGCTTCGTACTGACCAGACGAGTCGCTCTTCTTGGTCTTGTTCTCGACGATCTTGTAGATTGCGAGTGCGACCTGCTTACCAAGGAGATCGACCAACATTGGAACGGCCTTGGGCAGCTCAGCCTTGGCATCGGCATCCCAGACCTTAAAGACCTTTTCTTCGTCGGTCTGCTGCGATAGCGGCTTATCAGTCGCAATCATACAGATGTCATTGACGATGTTGAAACCCGGAAGCGGATTACGCTTCGTCTGATCACGTTCCTGCGATCCCTGCTTCTTCGGGTGGAAGTAATTCCGGCCCTGACCGTCAGTGACCCAAAAGGTTTCACGGTATTCCTTGTTTTCCTTGTCCACGAAAATGAAGTTGACTGACTGTGCATTCGAGCTGGTGCTCTTGCCCGCATAGGCAGCCTTGATCGTCATCGGGTAGATGTCACTCTCACGAGTCCAGCTACCACCGCCAACACGGTCTTCCTGCTTCTCCATGTTATCAGTGGAGAGGCCGCCAAAAATTCCCATATCAAGTTCTTTCTATTTGTTTGTCTACTGGCTTAGTATCGGTTTGGTACTCAGTCGTAGAACTTGTGGAGGTGATCCAGCAGAAGCTGGGCATCATTATCCATGTAGGTCTGTTGCTTAGTGAACATTCCCATTGGAGAACGGATGCGAGTTCCCATTGACTCCTTAGTCAATCGGGTTTGGAAGACGTACTTGAAACCAAGATCCTGCTCATCTTCGCTGATATGAAGAATGTTTGGATCATAATCTTTCAGATCCTTGATAGGGATCTTCGTAGCTTCCACCACGGTAGAGAAGTAGGCTTCCACACCTTGGTTCTTGAGGGCACCCTTAATGGGCACCGAACGCTTGAAGGACATTGAGCTTTCATCATACTGCTCAAGGACGTGAGCAATAATGATCACCGGTTTGCCGAACTGGACTAGCTTATTTTGAAGAAGGTTCTTCCAGAACTGAGCATAATTGCTCCAACCCTTCATAGTATCAGCGGTGCCAAGCACATACTGACTCTCGAACATGTCCATCATAAAGGTGGACGAGTCGATGATCAAACCGTCTACAGCATCAGGATTCTCGACGGCTTCGTCTACAAAACCATAGACTTGCCAAGGGTCATCCACACGGGCTGGGATAAACTTATTCCTGAAGGGCAAGCGTTTACCAGCTTCGCAATTGATGTAAATCCACTTCTCTTGGTTCCGAATGTTTCGGAGAGCAGCAGACTTACCGGCACCTGAGACACCACCAATCAGAATCATCTGATCGTTGAAATCGAATACTTCGTTGTTGTCAGACATAATAAACTCCTAAGTAGAATTCACCATTATCTGATAGTTGGCCTTCTAGGTTGTGAAAGCCATCATGACAGTCAAAACCAAGCTCACCTTTTGAAAGTCGAAGAGTACGTTGTTCTCCTTTAGTCATGCAGGTGAAGTCACCATCTACTTCGACATCAATACCCTCTTCAGCTTCTTCAACTGTAAGGTACTCCCGACCTTGAAGATCCCTCATGGTGTTCTTTCCTTTTGGTTCTAGTCAAAGACAGTCCTGAACCAAAGAACAGGACTGCCCGAGACGGTTAACGGCGTTCGAAACGCTTACCAACAGTCACCATGATAGTGGTGTCGATCTCATCTTCGGTGAGGGGATCGTTCAGTTTCTTGTTGAACTCGTGGACCTGTTTCTGGACTTGAATAAGGTCCATACCACTATCTACAAGGGTCAGTGCGTACTTGATCATCTGGTTGTTACGGTTGCCCATAGCAATACGCTGGGCAAACCAGCGTTCCAGATTGTCCATGTTCTTGACGGCTTGCATTTCCTTTTTGAAGCCTTCATTCTTGGAAGTCTTCGGAATGAACGGCAGAGCATCAAGGAGTTCACCGTCGAGGTTGTAGTGATACTTGGCTTCGACCTCATCGGACCCACCAAAGCATTCCCACTTCTTGGCTCGCTGGTTAGCTGACTCGTCTGTTTTGAATGGTAGCCATGCCATCACATTGTTCATAAACTCTTTGTACTCATCCGAGTCCAGCTCAAGGTGATAATTGATCGGAAGAATCAATCGGAAGCGATCACCGTGCCCCTCGGTCTGATGCCGCTTTGTCGTGTAGGTCATGAAGCGATGTTCCTTCATGATCTCATGACAGGTTTCCAGTGAAATGCCTTCGTCCACGTCGATGACGATCATGTTAAAACCAGCGATGACATTTTCCTCAGCTCGATGCCCAGCTTTAAAAGCGTGGTTTGTCCAATGGTAGCCAGTGGCTTGGGTCATAAGGTGAAGTTGGTGGAAGGGAACCACTTCCTTCTCATAATTGTATGCCCAGTGCTGCGAATAGGAGACAATCATCTCGTCGATGTTTGTCTCTTGCAACTTCTCGCCCTTGAAGAACTCGATGCCGTCCACAAAGCTCTTCTTGATAATGATGTGCTTTTTGTAACCCCATGCGGTGGCCATGGTCATCATCTCGTTTCGAGCAGCGTTACCTGCCTTGTAGAATGGAAGGGCTTCGTGCAAGTCGGCGTGCGTTTGCTCAGCGCCCACATCAGCAATGAAGCGAGCGAGCTTGACGTATGCCTTTTCACGATTGAGAATCGCTTGGAACGACGCTCCCGATTGCTCAACTAACAAGATGGCTGACATGAGATGATCCATCTCGATCTCGCTACTTTCATCGACAAAGGCATATGCCCCGGCGAGTTTGAGAGCTTTGAAATAGCGATGGCTCAGTTCGGACTTTTTGATCTCGTCGTGTTCGGGAAGCTTAGCCGCTTCTGCTTCACACTGGATTTTGTAGGTCAGCAGCATAATGGCCACGTCGTCTTCGACCTTCATCTTCCAGCCGTGCATAGCTGGATCAGCAAGTCGATGGAACTGGGCTGCCCATTTGTTGGATGCAGCAGCATTCGATGGTTCTGTCAGCCGCCGAAAAATCTCTTCCGGTGCCAACATATTGAATGCTTTCTTGTCCTGTTGTCCCCAACCAAAAATACAGCGTCGGGCATAACCAGTCTCCAACATGGAGTAGAACTGGTCCTCAGTTGGACCACCATCCAGCAATTTGCTAGGAGTGCCAAACAGCAGCATGTTGGTGGGAGTCTTTCCATCCAACTCTTCACCGCGCTGATTGTCAGCAGTGTTCTTGACCAACTTTTGTTTGACGATCCCCTGATCGTACAACTCCAAAAACAAGGTCAGGACATCGGTGGAACCAATGAGGTTGGATCCGATTTCATCAATTTGCAGGTTGATGGAACCGCATGACGCCAAAAGAAGCTTGTGTCGAAGCTGCTTGACGGCAGGTGGGGTGCCGGAGTCAAAAGTAAAGGGGTAGGCCCCAGCAGACTTGAACTCCTTTTCAGCCCTCTCGAACTCTTCCTGTGGATCAGTCCCATTACGGGCTGCCCGATTGTTGGCAATCTGCCACAGGTGTTGCTCAGCGATCACAGGGAAGGTATCTTCCATGAACCGCTTGGTAAAGGGCTTCATCAGTTCCTGCTCGACCACATTGACCGAGTGACCCTTACCGTAGCCGGATGTGGCCAAAGCAAGAGCGTAAATGTTGACCGGGATATGACCCCGGTCTTTTGTGATGATGGTGGCACGCTGGGCGGCTGCCATCTTACCGAGGAAGTAGGCTACTTCTACTTGAAAAAAGCCTGTATCTGTCGTCTGGGTCTTATTGCAAAGCAGCTCGACGATCTCGGTGATTGCCGGGTGGTGCTGCACTTTGGAAAGATCAATCATGGCGTTCCTCATTCGGGGAAGTAGCGAAGCCTCTGCTGGCAGATGGAAGCACCCGCACAATATGGGCACCGCTTGACTTCACCGGAGACGGTGATGACAACACCCTTGCCACTTTTCTCAGCCAGATGCTGATTGGCGTCACTCAGGGTGTCGAAGTTCTTAGTGGAACGGGCACCGGGTTCCTTGGCCTTGGCGGGATCGGAGAAGTATTTGAACTTCGGTTCCGACCGCCACAGCTCTTCGTCGGTGCATTCCGGTAGCTCGCTTTCGGGAGCATTGGCATATTTGATGATTTGCTGGAGCTTGTGCTTTACGAACAGCTCGGTCGTGGTGAGATCGAGCAGTGGAATATCCTTGTACTCCACACGCTTCTGCGGGTACTTTGGGTTCTGTCGGGCAGCAGCTTTCTGCCAATCGGTGAAAATATAGTTCACCCGCATGAAATCTTCAGTGATCCACTTGACCGGACGGGCGTCGTCAATCCAGCGATACAGGCTGCCCTGAAGTTGGTTTTCCCCATCTCTGGTTCCATAGACCCAGCCGAAGGCTGACGTGCTCTTGTTGTCCTCTACGTGGCCTTCAGCCACAGCATCAAACTTACCGCCGATCACAAAGCCATTGAACTCACGATAGCCTCGTTGTTCAAGGTAAATTGGAATGATGTGAGGATTATCGATACGTTCTTGGTCTGTGGGATTGATCCGAACACGATCAATCACAGATTGAGGAACACCGAGCTTGCGAAGATTGCGAGCATGGTTGTGGGTCCATGCCTTCTCGATGCCATCGTGAATGGTGTGACCGAGACCACGGCTGATGTAATCAGCGACATCTTCGGTCACGTTTTCCGGTTCAATCCGGCGTGCCAGAATAATTTGCTTGAGCGGTTTCATCAGGGTGGTGACGCTGATGTAAGGCTTCTCGAACGATGCCCCGGCACCGTAGTCGTAGTTATCGTCCACGAGCCAAACGGCCAGTAGAAGCGAAATGTCGAGTTCGTTCGTGATCCTCACGATGCGTCTCCGGTTTCTGAAAGGTCATGAGAAAGGAAGCCGTAGCCCCCAAAAAAAGGACTACGGCTCCAATTGGTTCAGTTAGAGCGGAAGTTCCAACTGTTCCTCTTGATCAGGAAATAACGTTCCCTGATCCGCTTGCGGCTTCATGTGCATCGACGATACCTTTCAGTTGTCGATGACGCAGAATCCGACCCGCGTAGTGGACCATCTTTTCGGCATCATAGATGTCGGACGAGCCTGGCTTGCCGTTGCCTTGTCGTGCAGCAGCAGAGCGCCAGAGTGCCTTGAACAGACATCCCTCGTCGAAGGTCATACCAAGTGCTTGGATTATGTCTTCACACTCAGCCTGATACGGAGCCTGATTCTCTCGCTGGGGATGCGTCACATGGACGAGGTAATAATTCACCCGTCCCCCGGTGAGCTTGGTCAGGGCCACCTGCATGTCAGAGAACTTCCGGTACAGGGGTCTCAACAAGGGTCATACCCTCAGGAGGAGCCTGAAATTCCTCTTCAGTCATGTGGCCGAGATGGGAAACCGACTGAACCACCACATCACGCACGGTGATGATTGCTCGCGCTTCTTCGGGCATTTTCATGAGCATTGACTTGTGGAGGTTCTGCTGGGCCTTCGCCAGCTTGGTGGCCGGAAAGTTTGTGTCGTCGTGACGAACAAGGGCATTGGTTGGAATCGAGCTGATCTGGGCGGTGTCGCCGTCTTCACCGATGGTGAACATGACAATGCCAGAGATGAGGAAAAAATGCTTTTTATCGGACACTGGGTCTTTCTCCAAGTTATTGATGGGGTGTGGTCATTTTGCCCTTAAAAATTGGTATCACCTTACAGGTGACAGGGCTAGGCTGCTTCTTTTAGTGCTTTGTCGATCACAGAAAAAATCTGTTCTTCAGTTGCACCGTTGGGTAAGGTTATCTCCGTTTTCCATGAAGGATAGAAGATACCAAACTCGCCGCCGAGTTTAACCTCGGTGTGTACGATGTCAGGAAGCTCCTGCCACTGCACAGCTTTGACGAGATTATCATTGGCGTATTTGATCGCTTTGATGTCATCACGAATCAGAAAATACTGTGCGTCATGGATCTGAGCGCATGGTTTGATGTCAAGTCGATATACGCTTTTACGCACTTTTCCATTGAACTCAATACCTGCTCGGCTGTTGAGAAGGCAGTAACTCTGGCCAAGTGCATTGCCAGCGGTACGTCCTTCGGCCTCAGCTTGATGCGGGGTTTTGCTGGTTCCACGCACCACTTGGTGTAGCAATGGGGTACGAAGTCGTAGACCGAAAGCAATTGTGACATATCCATCTCTGGTCGCCTGATCGAGTTTGGCAGCAACCCACTGGTCGCTGACCACATACAGCTCGTGGTACTTTGCTTCAACCGACTTAGCTTTCTCCAAGGAGAAACCGCAGTTGGTCATCAGCGTTTTGAATGTGCCCTGATAAGTCAGAGCGAAGGTCGGTGCTTTAGAATCCTGACGTTCAGCCGGGTACTTCTTGGCGATGGAGTTGATACTAACTACGGAGTTTGGGTCGATCCCTTCCATCTTGTCACCAAAATAAGCATATGCCCGAAGGCAATGGCCATCATACCCATCCGTGTAAACCTTTAGCTTGTTGGGATCTTTGCTGGTAAGGGCACTGATCCGGTCCTCCAACGAAGCAAAGTCCAATCCACAGAACAGCCAGCCCGGCGGGGCTTGGAAGCAGCTCTTGATAGCCTTGGCATATTTGGAAGAAGCAGGTAGGTTTTGTAGGTTGGGGCCAGAAGATGATAGTCTACCACTCTTGGTTCCTCCAAGATTGAAGTTTCCAAAGAGATAGTGCCAGCCGTCGTTGCCCTGCTGGGCATTCTTCAGGGATGGGATGAAGTCGGTGATGATCTTGTTCACCGCCTTGTATTCTTCCAGTCCTTTTAGGAACGCTTTAATGTCAGGGTTCGTCGTATGGAACTGCAACGCTTTGATGGTGTCGCCATCCGTGCTGGGCTGCTTGCTATCGGTATATCCGAGTACGGGCAGGTTCAGGAAGTTGAATAGGAGATCCTGAAGCTGAGGAGCACTGTTAGGATTGAACACCTCCTTCGCGTCGGCGAGCGTAACTCGCTTTTTCTTTAGGGTAGTGTTCTTTATGTGGACCCACCGCTCGTTGAGACGGTCGGTGTATCGCTGGACGGTTGCTGAGTTTTGGATCGCAGCCAGAGCCTTGGCCATGTCTGCTTCGAGATCTTGCTCGACCTCCAGCACCCTTTTCATGTTTATCGGCATCCCGGTAAGCTGCATCTGAATGATGTCTATGATGGCAGGCTGGAACAGCTCACGGTAAACTGGAAGCTGCTCATCTTTGACTAACGTATCCCAATGCTTGTTGAAGGTGTACCAAGTGGAGAGTCCGTCCACCAAGTTATATTGGAGAAGATCCTTTAAAGGAATCTTACGAATGTCCTTAATCTCTTCTACTGCGTAGTTTCCGGCGAATTCTTGAGCTTGGTCTTTCAGACCCAGCTTGTTGCCAGCACAGGAATTGGTCGCCAGATAGGTGATGAGTTTAGTACAGTCCCATCCACCGTTGTTTCCGAGCATTACTTCCAGCCCATATAGGAGACCTTCTTGGTCGAGAATATGATCCATGAAGAGCTGATAAATCAGGACGTACACATCAAAGGCGATGTTATGCCACTTGATGTGGACCCCACGCTCACGGCACAGTTCAAAGAACCGTTTGAGCAATGCCCTCCGATGATCGTTTTTTACCTGTCTGCCGTAAAAGCCCGGCACGCCGGTGTCCTCTACATAGTCTACAGCGAAGGCTATTCCTTCTCCTTGGTTCCAGCAGAAAGTGATGGTGCCAACACCACACTCCCAGTGTTTCAGACCAAAACCTTCAATGTCTGAGGTGAGGGGTCGACCTTCGTCGAGCAACTGAATGAGCCAATTTTCAATTTCATCGTCATTGCCGGGATAAGCGGCAAATTTGATAACATCATTACCCGGCGCTTCGTAAGAACCAGTGGCGTGGGATACCAAAGCGTCTAGCCCCTGCTTAATTTTGGCACGGGTCTTATCCGGGTCGTAGAAGATCGACGTATGGTTTGGCACGTAAATGACCTTCCAGTCTCCAAAGGAGCTGTCCATCACGTAACCAAGATTCGCTTCGACCTTTACCGCTTTGGTGAGTGCCTTGAAATACTCACCGTCCGTGCAAAGCACGTATTTGACCCCCATGTCTGAAAAGGTCGGAGCCAATTCTTCCGTGATATATGCTCGCATCTCAACCATTGGGGTCTTTTTCTTGCCATCGGCATAGTGAAGATCGACCACCAACATATCGTCGGGTTTTATGGCTGAGGTATCGAGATAGGCTTGTTTGATCTCATCTTTACGGATGTTTGGAACCAGAAGACAGACGGGATAACTCGTCAGCTCTGTGTCGGAGAAGTAAGCGTAGTGCATCAGTACATGAGCCTCGCAGCAGCATAGAATTCCATACGTTCCAGCAGCTTATTGAACTGCCGGGTGGCACGGGTATCGTTAGATAGGCTGCATCCCGGTTTGTTGTGCCGGGGCAGGTTTTTAAGCGCAGGAATCATTTCTGCCAGAAAGTCAGGCAGAGTGTCTCGCATATCCTGAAGGGTTTCGCAGGGCATCAGAAGCTTGAATATGATCTGACCAATCATTCTCTCTTCATCTGCTACACGGCCAGCACTTTTGATGTGCCAGTCGATCTTGCCGGTCAAGCTGTCGTGCAGCGTCTCTTTTCTGGTGCTGCTGCCCATTACTCTAAAGCCTTCAGCCGTATAGTATTCACCCATGTAGATGAACCCTGCGGCCTGAACACCCTTCAGCTCGTTGTTGACGTTGATGAGATCGGAGATCGACTTGTTGAGTCGGCGCTTTTCACCGACAAAAAGATCCTCCAAGAACTTTTGAATCAGCTTGAAATAACTGGAGTTCTTGGAAGGCATCTTTACGATTTCGTTTTCGTTATCCATGATAGGTGCCTCAAAGAATGAGGCCGCCGTATCGCTCGGCAAGCTCACCGTAAAATACGATGTGCTTTCGGGCACGAGATCCTGCCACGTATAGCATACGGGCGGCCTGTGATGGATTGGGGGAGCGGCTTAGGTTTGACACATCAATGAAGACGGTATCAAGAGAAGAGCCTTGGGCTTTGTAGACAGTCGAAGCATCACGCTGCCGGAGGTCCAGCATCTTATCCTTTAAGCTGTACATTTTTTGCCATGCCTTGCGGCCTGCCAGCCACTTTACGATGCTCTCGTAGTGAGGTTTGTTGAAGGGCAGCATGACATCGGTGAAGGTCATACCTAAACGGGTACGGATGTCTACGAACTGATAGGCTACATCCACATTCTGTTCATCGAAGTGATCGACAGTCAGGTTGAACACCTGTGGCTTGATGTTCAGGATTTCTACCTCTTCACCAATCTTTAACCGATAACGGCGAAGAGGTGTGGGGTGGGCAGAAATTAGAAATTCGCCAACGGTGAATTGTGAAGACAAGCCACGAAGCCAGCGTATCTCATCATTAAACTCGACGACTCGCTTGTTTGTGTAGGCTAGTACCCGAGCATCCAGCGTCTGTTTAGCAAACTGCTGGTGAAATGCTTGAGCCATCTGAGCATCATCGTACCAGTCAATAATGCCGGGTACAATTTGGATTGGTTTAAACTCCAGCGTCTCAACTGTGCGACGAAGCTGCCAATTGAGAGCGTGCAGTTCTGGGATGGTGGTCCGCATTGGCTGGGTCAATTCTACATGATGAATTGACCCGCGATAGACCGGGCTAATTGGTTCCCTGACAGGGGCCATCTGGCAATGATCGCCTACGTAGACGATCTTACAATTAAGTGTGCCCTCATCCATGAATTTGTAAAGCGGAGTGTCCACCATACTGGCTTCGTCCACGAACAGAATCTTGTTGGTATGGACTTGCCAGTTGTTAGTTTTGGTTAGCCGGGTTTCACCTGTGTCCCAGTCCTCTTGTACCTTCAGCCCGAAAAAAGAAGCTGCCGTCGAAGTAGGACGGTCACAAGCCAAGCTAAGCACTTCGGCTGCTTGGTTCGTGGTAGAGAGCATAGAAACCTCAGTGTACTTTGGTTCAATGCCCATCATTTTGCAGGTCTGATGGTATTGAGGAATGACATCATCGACCATGGCTCCCATAAGGTGTGTCTTGCCGACACCCCCCGGTCCGGTGATTCCCATTTCCTTTTCAGGAGCAAAAAGGAAAGAGAAGAAATAGTCTGCTGCGTCCTGCTGACCTTGGTTCAGCAAGGGTTTTTTGAGGGTGTTGGTCACATCCGTCACAAGGATGTTCTCCTGATATGGCAGACCCCGCTGAAGCAGGGTCTTGCGGTTAGTCAATATACAAAAGAAGATCGGCCTTGAAATAGTCTGGTCCTTTGGCAATTTTGCCGTTGGCGTCTTTGATGCATTGGCCGTCGATGAACTTTGACCAGTTTGAACGATCAACTTCATTCAAAGCGTCGGCCACATTGTAGTTCATGAAATGAGCTACGCCTGTCGCTGTCACTATCTGATCGCACAAGGCATCCAGGTAGTTGACGTGGTTGGCTTCGTCGATCATGAAGACCACATCAGTGCTCTTCTTGAGGTGCTCGGCTAGGGCGTGCATTGCCAGCTTAGCATTTGCCAGTAGCACACGAGTTTCGCCGTCCAATCCGTCGATTTCCATAAGCATCTCATGGACTTCTTCGAAATGACAGCCGGTTTGCACCTGAATATCACGGACCGAACGGGTTTCTTTAGGCTTGGCGGTTTCGAACCAGCTTGCAATACTGGTGATTGTGTTTTTGTCAGCGGTGGGTATCACGGTACTTCTTTCTGGCTCTGACGAAAATGCTCTTTTGTCAGCAGGTTGGTGATGAAGTCCTTGATGGAATGGTGCGGACCAAGTTGGTCGGCAATCCAGTCGGACTGGGCCGGGGTCAATCGAGTAACAATGTCTTCCATAAACGCTCGACGGGTGTCGGCAGGGGGGACATTCAAAGCCTTGAGGCGCTGTGTTACCGTAGTGTGGTGGCAGTTGAGAATATTGGCTATGGTGCTAAGCGACAGACCCATGCTGTTCAGACGAACAAGGTCTGCATCATTAGCCTTGCGGTTGGCTCGGTACACATTAGACATTAGCAAATCCCAAAAAAAGAAGCCTCTCCCGAATTATCTCGGGAGAGGCTCTTTTGCAAGGTATCTTGGGGAGACCTTAAACCCAGTCAGGTTTGTTGGTCTTAATGCGTTCTATCTCTTTGTCGGAGAAACCGAGCACCTTCCAGCTTTTCTTGCATTCCTTCTGGTGCCGCCAGAGACTGCCCCAGCGGGTTTTGCTGCCAGCCGCTGCCTGATTGAACAGGATGCGTGCGACTTCAGCACGAGTGCCTTCCATCTTCGGTTCCTTGGTGGTTGGTGAAGACTCAGAACCCGACGCCCCCAGCGTCGTCGGGTTCTTCGCGATAGGAGTTTTCTTGGGTGACGACTCAGCCGGAACCTTTGCTTCAGGCTTTGTGGTCGCTGCCGGAGTTGAAGTGGGTTGGCCGTTTGTCACAGGGCTGGTGCCCGGTGCCGTGATGAGAGCGATCTCTTCAGGGGCGAACCCGAGAACTTCCCAGCTCTTCTTGGCCTGCTTCTTGAACTCCCGCAGCTCGACCAGCTTGCCGTTGGTGTAGAGCATCCGTGCCTGCTGGCCCTTCGTCTGGCCTGCTTCCTTCTTGGTCGCAGCGACGTTGGCAGCGATGCCCTTCGTGTCGATCGGCTTTGGAGCAGTGGTTGCACCGTCCTTGCTGTCGTCAATCGAAGCGACAGGCTCAGCCGTCTTGGCTCGCTCGGTGATTTCCTTGAGTGCCTTGCTGTTCTCAGCTTCGCTGCCCAGCTTGGTCACACGGAGGTTGCCACCACGAGCACCACCGATCTCTACTTCTTCGATGACGCCGATGTGGTCGCCACGGATAATTGCCCCCAGCAGCTTGCCGGTTGCACTGTCCTTCGGGATAGGCTTGTTGGCGTAGACCTGAGCTTTGCCATCCTCCGGCACGTCAGCGACGATGTGGTAGCCGCAGACACGCATCTTGTGTCCGTCACGGGCAGGCACTGCGATGGCATCTTCCGGTGCCACCTTGATGATGCACATGACGCCATGCGATCCACGGAAGCCGCCGACGTATGCCCGGCGTGCAACGTGCAGACCGTTCGAGCATTCGTTGTGACGGTTGGGGTCCACCATCTTCTCGGCCATGAAGACCTTCGAGCCGACATGTTGGATGACGTTCCCGGAGTGGATGTCCTGATACTCACCGGCGTGATTGCCACGACGGTTGAGCGTCTTGAACGCCACGAACGTGCCATCGTCGGCGATGGGCATATCGTTCTTGCTCATGAAGTTGAGCAGATCGTTGATGCTGTGGCCACGCTTGTCGATGACCTTGGAAATCCGCTGAAGGAATGCTTCAACGCCCTTGGTCGAGCCGAGCTTGAGGGCAATAGCCATATGGTCACGGAGGTGCTCCATGCCGGGGATGACCACCTGCTTGCCGGTCGCCCTGTCTTTTACCACGGCGATGATGGTCTCATCGTCCTTGGTCTCGTCGTCGGTGAAATTCTCCGAGGTGACGGACTTGGCATTGGCGAGGATGGCATCCGTTGCCGACTGGAACTTGTCAGCCTTGGCCTGAGCCTCGGGCTTCAGCTCTGTTGGTTCAGGTGCCGCAGGCACAGCCGGTGCCTCCAGCGAAGCATGGAGAGGGTTGAACGCTTCGACCGGAGCTGCGACCACAGGCACGGTGCCGATGGTTTGGGGTTCCAGCTTGGCCGGTGCCTCGAAGATGTGCTGCACGAACTTCTTGGCGACACGGAACAGCTTGACCAAGCCGCCCGTCTTCTCCTCGAACTTCTGGTAGCCGTTCTCTCCGGCGAAATCGACCGAGGCCACGAGGCCAGCGGCGATAGCAGGGGTGGCCAGAGCCACCATGTTGGGGATGCGAGGATCGGTGGAGACCAGATCAATGGTCTCCCCGTCTTCCTTGTAGAACGTGGTGGTATCTTCTCCGACCACGATAGCAATGACGCGAATGATCGCCATGATGTTATCCTTCGATTGCTTGAACCAGAAGATCTCGGGTGAGATCCCTGTACTTGGTAGTGAGGAGGTTCGCCTCCCAGTGCAGAAGCACCGATGAAGTGCCACTACAGTCCATGACCTGAAGGAGCTTCGACTTCCTCAGTATCTCGAATAGCTCCGTGACTGCTGAGTCGATCTTGATTTCCTTGATGGCCTTCTGAACAGCCTTGTACTGCTCACCGTAATGACTGATGTGATTACGCTCGAAAGCTGCCCACATCTTCATCAGATCCTTGTCGTGGTCGGTGCGATTATCCACCAAACCAAAGTATTCAAGGAGGTCTTGATCCTTGCGGATCACCGTGGCCCACTCCCCGATGCTCCGGTAGGAAGAACCGTAGCCGGTATCGACACGGGTCAGGTCGAAAGCGAGGTACTCCCTGATAAGAGGATTGGTCTCGTATTCCTCCACCAAGTTATTGAGGACATAATCGCTCCAGTCAATAGCCCCAAGGGTTTTGTAGCGATCGAATTGGTTCTGGTTGGCACAGAGGGCACCCTCGTCGCCGTAGAGTTTCAGTAGCAGCTTCGACTCAGGCTCGTTGAGGCCCTCGATATTCTTGTACTCGTTCCGCCGTCCATCCTTGACGATGAACTTCGGGTTCTGGGTGCGAGCGATCTTGTCGTTGTAATCGGCAGCCCGGTTGAAGAAGTCGCCGTTGCTGTTGACGCAGGCCGAGAGCTTGGGGATGCCTGTTTTCTTGGGCTTCTTGACGATCTCCCCGGTGATGACCTTGGCTTCCCGGACCTTGTATTCCGCCTGTTGCTTGACGGTCAGGTCGATCAGGTTGACCCCTGCTGCCTTGAAGAAAGCACGGGCCTCCTCAACCTTGGCGTCTGCACGAGGCACGACATAGACGAGGCTGTTCTCAGCGTTGCCCAGCCAGTATTTGCAGATAGCAAAGTCGTCTGCACCACCCTCGACCACATCCATCTTGTTGAAGGACAGGATCACGATGTTGCGAAGGAACGGCATCATGTTGATGAGGTCGTTCGACTGGAAGGACGAAGCTGCCATGACCTTCTGTCGATCATGGCTGTAGGATCGACCGGCTGCCCCGTAGACGAACAGCTTGCTCGCCTTCAGACCAGACTCGGGCGTCATGCCCTTCATCAATGGCCAGAGCACATGCTGTGCGAACCAAGGGGATTGGACCTCACGCTGCTGGCCGGACCGGCGATGCTTGGTGGTGGTCTTGAAGCTCCGCAGATAGGCCCGCCTGAATGCGAGGATGGCCTTCTTCCCGTTGGTTCCATTGAAGCCGGAGGCGACCAGAGCATTCAGTCGCTTGAGGATGTCCGTCTTTCGGAACCCCTGAAAGTCAGGGTAGGAGGAGTGGGCATACTGCCGAACGAACTGGGGGAAGTTGGTGAGATTGTTCTCCAGATCGTATTTGTATTCGGCCCGGCCCGTCTTGTAGAGGGCACCGTTGCTCATCCGCTGGGGCTTGTAGAGGTTGGGGATCTGCTCCTCGGTCTCGAACAGCACAGCAGGCGAAGCGTTAAGCCACGTCTCGTTGATCTGGTCATCGAGCAGCTTGAAGCACTCGACCTGAAGCTCCTTGTCACGGGTCTTCAGGAAGCCGATCATCAGCTCACGTATGGTGTTCAACGTGTGCTTCTGGAGAGACAGGCTCTCACGGCTCGGCGTGACCGACACGGTGTTCGGTGCTGCCTGAAGGACCAGTGTCCAACTACCGTTGCGAGCATGGTAGCCGGTGCCAGCCACCATACGGGTGAGGAACTTGGTCACGTCATCCCACTGCGAGGCGAAGAACTCGTCCCGCTCGATCGGATAGATGACGTTGCCATACCGGATCACGATCGGGCTGAACGCTTCCAGCGTCTGGTTCTTGGTGAGCATGAAGCCATGCACCATGTCGTTGAAGGGCAGGCTGTCGAGCAGCTCCCCGTTCAGCTTCATGTTCATGGCACCGTTCTGCACGATACGACGGATCAGGACAGCGAAACGACGACGGTCGGTCTCGTTCTTGATCGCCAGTTTGACCTGCAATCCCGACTCGGAGGTCGGGGTGCTGACCACCGGAATGATCGAGGGCTTGCCGCCGACTTCAGCGTTGGACTTGGACAGCCGATAGATGGTGCGTTCACCGTCGCAGAAGCTCGTGACCTCGAAGTCATCGACGTATGCGAAGGGGGACTTGCAGCCCAGACCGAAACCGCCAGTGACCTTGCCGTTGAGCACCTTGGTGGAGCCACCATAGGTGCCATAGACAGGGCCGATCTTGTTCTTGGGAATGCCGGGACCGAAGTCACGGATGATGAGATGCTTCTCGTCGAGGCTGATCTCGACGGCTCGATCCTCCAGCTTAAATTCGAGGTGAGCATCCCATGCGTTGCACAGGGTCTCACGAACGACTGCGAGGATTTGGTCGGAGTAGAGCGTGGACGAGAGGATGTTGAAGAACTCGGGGCTGTCGCTGATAGCGAAGTCGATAGCCTGAGCACCGGAGATGACCGCTGAGGTCACATGATCTTGAACGTGAGTGACTTGCATGTTTGGTTCCTTTGAAATGAAGAGAGCCACGACTCACATGAATGTCGTGGCTCTCTCTAGTGCCGTTAAGATCTGCACTGATCGCCCCACATTAGGACTCCGGGGGGGCATTAACGTGGTCAGTTCACATTGCGTATCCGGTTGAACTGACACTACCGGACTTCCACGGAGACTTCATACGCTTCGGTCTCACTAGACGGAGCCATTCGGCTTAGCGGGGTGGCCTTGTGAATATGCAACCACCCCAGCCTACGCTGGCACAGCGTATGGTTGTCAGCGAGGGCTGGTAGCTTCCAACACAGCGTTGATGTCCGTGACGAAGCTCTCGTTCGCGCCGGCTTTGGTCAGCGTGTCGTTGGCTTCCGGCGATCCCTCGGGGACTGCTACCCAGTTGCAGTAGTCCTTCTCGTAACCACACTGGTCACAGTTCTTGCTGTCGAATGTACTGGATAGTCCCCATGCTTGAGTGTCCACATCCCACCGTGCCGTGGCATCACAAGATAGCTCATCCGAACCACAATTCTTACAGACCGGCTTCTCTCGGACTTTCGTCTTCGGGTTCGCCGGTGATGTCTCGGATGAGGATACGGGCACGGGTTCCATCTGCGAATTTGACATCGCGAATTACCTCCTTGGTTCCATCTTCATGGTACAGATCTGCACAAAGGCAAAGCAGTACATGGGCATCGATATTGGCTACCTTTTTGATGGGTTGTCGATAGCGTTCTTCGGTGAGCCACATATGCCCAGTCTCCCGGTCCATGCGGATGTTCAAGTTCTTTGGGTTCATGATACCGTATCCTGAGTTTTTTTTTTTTTTTTGGGCCATGGCCCAATCGGCAAAGGCCCCGTCTAAAACCAAAAAAGATGTTGTCAGTTAATGGGCCTGCATTAAAACGGCGTTGCGTACCAACACCCCCATAGGAGTAAGACGGTAGCTATTGTATTCACGGGTAACAGTATTTTTATATTGTACCTGCTTGAGTTCGCACAGGTTCAGATCTTGATATTGCCACCATAGAAAACGGGCACCATTGCTACTGAAGCCACCTTCTTTGGCGGTTAACCAATAATCCCCACGGAGTTTCTGAATAGCCAGTCTTGCACCGTGAGTAAGCTTGTAGGCGATGAAATCAGCAGCGGCTTGTTCATCTTCTCGGATTTCAAAGGGAATTGTGATGGATGTGTGGGTCATCGCCGCCCTCTGCGGTGTTTCTTGGTTGGATCAAAATCCAAGTAACTGGCATCCTTGCCATTTTGTTTAATGGGTTTGTCCACTATCCTTGGTTCCGGGATTGGTTCCGACGAGTCTTTTACGAGCTTGTACTCGGTTTGGGCTGGCAGATTATAGAGCAGGTCGAACATTCTTTCGTAGATGTCCCTCCCATCGGAGGGCTCAACCCTCGTGATGTCGTCTATGATAGCCATTGTGGCTTCCCGACCACTAATGGGATCATCCAGATTGATGGGCTTGTAGTGTATCGTGCCGTCCCGCATTGAGCAAAGAATGGCGATGGCATGGGACTCGATTATACTGAAATCCGTCCCGATTATTGGGATTTCTGGGTAATTTTCCAAAGCCGCTATAGCTTCCCGCAGATAAGTTGGTGGTCTGCTATAGAAAAGACCCTTCACTATATCACGCAGATCATTTGACTTGAGACGGCCTGAGGGTGTTTCGCCAAACGATGGTGATCCTTTTTTCGGGGTGTTCATGGCAAACGCATTCCTGAATTGATTTGGACTAGCCGGGTGCAGAGCACCCGACCGGAACTAAAAGAAAAATGATGAAGGCGATGGTGTGATACCACCTCACTTTACGTACTCACTGGGAAGCTGCTTGCGATGCTGGATCCAGCCTTCAAGGTTGCCATGCAGTTGGGGGTTTTCCCAGTTTGGTTCCCACGAATGAAAAGCATCGAAGTTGCCGGTGTCAAAGGGCTTGGTTGCATGACGGCTCATCATGGCATCCTTTTGATCGTAGCGATCAGGGGTGCATTGATGCTCAGCAGGGCTGGCATGAAGGGGTTTGCTACCAATTAGACGATCAGCAAGCTTGCGATCTTCTTCGAAGGTTGTGACACGGCCATCGTGGGTCAGATAACTGACACGGGCACAGCGAGCCACTGACACCAGCTTCAGGTGCTTAAGCTTTTCTTCGTAACGAGGTTCGTCACGGGTAATGCGGTTGACTTTGCAGTAAGCATGGGCTGCGTTCCAATCTATGGCTCGACTAGCAAAGGGCAGGTGCCACATACCATGTTCGAGCACTTGACTTGGAGCGGCTGCGATGGACTCCTTGATGCATTTTGCAAGTTCGTGGATTTCCGGTTGAGCATCCCGGTGGATACGTAGAGCGTAGAAGTTGTTCCATCGGCTTGACGTAATGATTGTGTTCATGTGTGCCCACGGCTCAAGAATGCGGTTTCCGATCTGCTTGTGTAGACCGATCCAATGAAGGATCAGGGCAAAGCCGATGGCCATCCACATGGCACCGAGCCAAGCATGCCGGGCAAGCCAGAGACGCCAGCCGGTAAGCTGAGCACCGGCTTGCATACCGGGCTTGTTGGACCCCCAGTAAATCGGCATTGCCGGATCACGGATGATGTCTTTGATAAGACGCATGATAGGAATGGCACGACTGGAGCTGGCGTTGCGACTGAAGTCCTTATGGGTCATCAGTTCGGCGTGAATGAACCGGGGATACCGGGCCATCACAGTTGCCACTTCCTTGCCTGTCTCTTGAGACTTGCTACGAAGAATGGTTGTCGCTGAGATGGTCATCTATGTGTGCTTTCAGTCTAGCGAGGTCGGTCAGGATGTAGCCACAGCCATAATAGCCGTACTCGTCCTCCTGTGTGAACGTCACGATCTTGCAGATACGCTGGTATTTGAGGTTCCTGAGGCAGCTCCGGGTGATCGGGTAGCTCAGCTCGGCCATCTGGGCGATCCTGTGGACCGCTGGGGTGTATGTCCCGGCTGGGATAGCCCTGAGCACCCGGATATGATCCTCGGGGATCTCAGCAGCCATTCTGGCTACCTTCTGCTCACGGACCTCGTAGGGCGTCAGCGGCCATCTGCTCACGAAGCTGATCCCGTTCATGGGCGTGCTCCCTTAGCTTGATGTTGATCTGCCGGTCGATAGCTTCCGTGGCTTGCCGGTAGCATTCTGGATCGGTGATGGGGTTGAGGTATCGCCTCAGACCCCGAAGCCGACCAATCTGCCAGTTCTGGTTGCGGGCGAGGATCTCAAGGGGTGTCTGGTGACGGCCTTGTTTGGTTAAAGGCTCTCTCGAAGAGTTCCGCATGGGTCTCTTTCTGATAGAGGTTGGGTTGGTGGCGAAGCTCATTACGAGCAGCTTTCCACGACTCGTAGCTCTGCCATCCGGCGATGGTGAACATCTGTTCGAGTTCACCCCACGTCAGGGTCATGTGGTTGCCGAAGTCGGTCTCTACGAAGAAGACTTCTGCCTCGGAGACTTCCCCGAGAGGGATGCCACCGATACTGCCGGGCATGGTGCCGTAAATGCGGTGATCGCCGCCATACAGGATGGCGTTGCCTACCTGATGTTTGGATGGATCGCGGGGGCGGAGTCGAAGGCCCATGTCATTCTCCTTGGTTCATAAAAAATCTCGAAGAACACGAGGTTCTCCGGGATTTCTTCATAGGACGGTGGTTTGACGATCAGTGCTTGGTAACGCCGTTGGTGGCGTACCCGGCACGGATGGCGTCGATGTTTTCGATACCCTGAGCGGCCTGGCGCATCAGCACTTCCTGCTGGTTCTCGTCGAGACGCTCGAACGGCACGCCGGGGAAGAGGCCGGAGGCGATGCTCTCGGCGTAGCCCTGCACACGGAGCTTATGAATTTGAGAATACATGTGCTCATGGCATTGGGTATGACTTTGGTGCTCCAGATCGACAAGGGCACGAGCTTTGTCGCGTTCAGCGGTGAGACGAGCGATCTGGTTGGAGGTGAATTCAACGTAATCGTTGAAGTCAGTAACGGGCATGACTTCTTCGTTGTCATCCTCGGAATCGGTATCGTGTTGGCCGAGGATGGACTCCAAGATCGACTCGGGCGAAAGGTCAGGGTTTTCTTCGCCAAGGTTCAGCGTGAAGCTGGCTACGACATCTTCGACGTTCTCACCAGCCTGTTCGGCGGCCCGAGTAACGCCTGTATCGACAGTTTCCTTGGGCAGTGGCGAAAAGCCTTGCTTGGTGAGAAACGCATTGACTTCTTCGAGCGATTTGAAAACGAGGATCTGCATAAAATTCTCCGATGCTATAAGTGAAATGGGGAGAGACGCACCGATCTCTCCCCACCTGTCCTTGGTGCGACCCGAAGGACAGATCCGCTTAAAGCAGATCCTTAAGCATCTTTGATGCTGCGAACTTGACGTTCTTGCCGGCAGGAATTTGAACAGCTTCGCCTGTAGCCGGGTTGCGACCCATACGGGCATCACGAGCCTTGACCTTGAACTTTCCAAAGCCGGTGAGACTGATCTCGTTACCAGCAGCAAGCGAGCTTGTGATTGCCGCAATAACGGCATCAAGATTTTTCTTGGCGTCAGCCTTGGTTGATCCGGTCGTTTCTGCGACCCGTGCGATAATATCGGCGTTATTCACTGATAATCCTTTCTGGTTGGTTCAAATAATGAAACCACAAAAAGGAATGACCCAGAACAATCGTATTTGCTAGTACCCTTTTTTTTTTTTTTTTAGGATACTTACGGTCTAAATCGTAAGTTTGCCGACAGCCTGCCTACATCAAACCGCGTTGATGATCGTGGCGAGCGTCCCGGTGGTCCCCGGCTCGTCGGGGCAGGGGTAAATCAGTCCAAGCCCAGCGCCGCGCAGTAGGCGTCAAGCACGGCCTGCATTTCGCGCAGTTCATCGGCGATGCGGTTCAGGCGGACGATCTGGTGCATGATCTTGGCGTCATAGCCGGTGGACTTGGCTTCGCTGTACATGTCGCGAATGTCGTCGCTCAGGCACTTCTTCTCGTCTTCGAGACGCTCGATCCGTTCGAGCAACAGGCGCAGTCGGTCCTGCAAAGGGACTTCCTTCGCGCTCAGCTCGGTCAGCTCGGTCAGGTCGGTCATCACTCACTCCTCAGGCTGGCGGGGTCGATGGATCGAATGTTTCGTTCAATTTGAGAAGCCTTCCACAACAACTCATGACCGTCCCATTCTGGTTCATCCCATCCTGTTGCTGCCTTCTCCTGCATAGCCCTAGCCGCAGCATCGAACAGAGCGGCGCAGGCGGCGAGGTAGTTCTTGCGCTCTTCCTCTGTCCAAAACGGATGGTTGATGGGGTGCGGTGAGAGTGCCCGCAAAATAGCCTCTGCGTGCTTGGATAGGTCAGTCATGGTCTGGCCACCCCAGGGTCATGGTGATCGTATCGCCGGGGTCGCAAAAGACTTCGTCGGGGACACTAACTGATACATCCCGGCTAAAAGAATATCGCCCCGGCTCCCCCGGCGCTGGCTTGCGCACAAGGTCCGCAACTCGTCCTTCTTCCGAGTGGTGGACATATTTCACCTTGTATTCAACAATAGTTTTCATGATCTTATCCTTTCAGGTGAGCGCGGACGGATGGGTCATCATCATCGTCGGGCCATTCCGCATCGCAGACCGGGCAGCGCCAGTAGCCATGTGGCGGGCAATGGCTCTCGCAGTGGTCGCACCATTCATCCGCA